ATCCCCTATTTCAAATTAATCCAATCTTTTTCCTTTTCCCCAATCAATTACGACAGGGAAACGAGGAATGCCATCGGGGGTAGGAGTAAAGTAACGCAGTGTAACCCAATCAGGCTTATCCTGGTTCTTCCACATATCACCAAGAGTCTGTAGATCACCACGAATACCAGCTTGGAACGTAGTAGTGTCATTCAGTTTAAGAACAAGATGCTTGACACATCCTTGCCAGTTACCAAGACCTTCAAGTAACTCGACAACTTCGAACTCATCAGTAAGGAATTCTTTTCGTTTTAAAAGATCCTTCGTGCGCTTGTTCGCGTACGCGGCGTCCGTTCGAATCATCTGTCCTTCATAGCCATGTTCCAGATAACCTTCATACAAGCTATCGATCGACTTAGGATCTGTAATCTGCATCGTAGGAACGATATGGATATAGTTCGTATGTGCTTTCCAACGCAATGCTTCACGCTGGCGGAAAGGCATATTGATATTATCCAAATGATACACGTCATAGACGTGGTACTGAACAAGTTCTTTTGATTTAACTAGATCTTCATCCTTCGGCTTGGTCTTACGAACAAGAGATACGATCGTATTGAAGTCGTCTTTTAGTTCGTGGTTATAGAGTTCGCCATCAAGAATCATATCAGGATAATCAGCAAAGAATGACTTCAGCGATTCCCAGATATGTGGGACAGCTACAATCTCTTTACCAGACCGTGTCCACAGACCATCCTTACGAGCAATACAACGAATACCATCGAGTTTAGGTTGGCTATAGACATATCCCTTTGACCAGTTAATAGGAACTTCATCGTACTTCTCTGCCAACATCGGCTTAAACTTATCGAATGTATGGATCATATCGATGTTAGAGAAATAGCCGGTATCTTCTTTCTTCTTAAACTCTGCCATCATCTCAAAGAGTGCCTGGTGTTTAAGAGAAGTTTCGTTTGCACGACCTACGTTCTTTTGTTCTACAACTAGCCACTCAGATGTTACGTGTTTGCCATCTTGTAAACCAGCAATTGACCTCCAAGCCCAACGGTCACCGTCAGTGCCAGTCTCTCCACGCCAGACACGTACTTTACCTTTCGTGTCCAGCTTGTAGAGCTTCTCGCTTGATGTAACGATATAGAAATCCATTTATTCATCCCCTGAAAAATAGTGTTTAAGAATCTCGAGATGATCGTGATACTTTGCCATTTCTTCTAGTTCTTTTTCAATAGCATCCATGATATCAGAATGTTCGCCAATCCCAACAGGATTGGCCAAGTATACCTCAATATTAATTCGATGTTTCTCAATGTGTGCTGACGCATGCCGCCGAACAGAATTCAGCATTATTGGTCGTAGATTCATTATTTTATTCCTCCTATTACATTATCAATATAAGGGATTCGAAATGGTTTGTAAACCCCTAGTCCCACAAAGAGAAGTAATACTTTCCAAAAAGTCTGTGACCATTCTTGATACGTTCGTAATGAGCTTTCTTGCCTTCTTCGTCAATCTTAAACGTATGGTTCGGACCATATTCCATTCTAGAGTATTTGTCGTCTTCTTTTACAAACGTCCAATCCACTTCACCAGAATAGAATTGATCGTCACCAGTATCTTCCTTTGCACACTGTTCAAAAGCCCAGATCATCTCGTCGAGAACCCAGTCCCAACGCTTAGAGTGGTTATCATCAATGTCCCACTCGTCCTTTTTTGGTGGTGCAGCGGTGCTACGAAGATGCTCAGGAACATCCTCATCGTCTACATATGGTGCACCGTGCTTGTTCTCTTTCAGCTTCAATAACAAAGGATGAACAAGCATTGCAATCGTATGATCAGCACCCCAAACATCATATCCATCAACACGGATCTTGACTTTACGCTTGGCATTGTCGAGATACTTATTGATAGTTTTATTGTAGATAGTTTGAAGCCCACGCTCAAGTTTGTGAACAATCCTGTCCATACGAGAGAACTTGTCATCATCCATATCCCACCAAGTCTCGGCGTACTTTCTATTCATCCAGCGATCGTGGATATTAGAAATCCAACGGTAGCGGTAAGGTCCTATGTATACTTTCATTCAATCACCTCGTTTGGAAATTCATCAGTTGGCACAAACACATACTCAGGCTTTTCTGGCTGTGTCCACGGAAACTCGATAAACACTCGGCTTTCACGACCCGTATAGTAGCTCTTATATGGTTTACCTTCGTCAATATCAGGCGACGAATACCATTCCCAGAACACTCGACCATCCATCCAGTATGGTCGACCGTCTTCACCTTTGAACACATTGCTAGAGCGTTTGTTCTGCCACATGTCTGCGCTGACTTCCGTCCACTCGTCAGATTCGCCAGTCAAAGGAGCAATAGGTTTCCACGATGCAAGCTTCTCAAACAGAGCTACTGCATACGGTGCTGACATACCGCTGTGACCTTGTTCTGAGAACACTTTCAGAAGCTCGAGTGTTCCTTCTGCAAGCCAACGGTTCGGTCCATCTTCTGGATCATTGATATCGTATCCAGCCAGTTTAAGTTCGGCTTCCGCCCATTTCAACATATTGCTCATTCTTTAGATTCCTCATTATATGATTGCCAGGGAGTGTACCCTGTGGTGACAATTTTCGTGCCGTAATACGGTCTCATAAACGTAGGACAGTGAATATCAGCACAGACATATCCCATTACTCCTCTAAACTCCATTCCACACTTTTGACATCTCGTTACACCAAAGTAAGGATCAATGTCATTGGGAGGATATGGAACATGAGGAGGAATTGGATTGGGTTCATCTTTCTTAAGGAGATGCTGAATGATCCAAGCAACATCACGCTTGATATCTTCAACATCAGACTGAATCTTCTCGATTGCCTTATTGCGGTCTTCTTTATTCACTTATCGTACTCCACCATCGGACAGACCTTTGACTTGTACGACTTATACTTTGCAACGAACAGAGAGTCTGGAACTTCTTTGTTTTGGTACTTACGCTTTTCAAAATACTCGCTAAGAAACATTCCACATGCGCCGATCGTACCAAATGCCAAAATTGCACCAACTGCGATACCTACAGTCACAAAAGTATCCCAAGGATGCTGATAGGCAACTACACCAATAACGAAAAGAAACGATAGAATACCGGCCGACATCGACGTTGCAACTACCAAACGAAACATAGTCACTCGCCAGTATGCACAGAAGTTATTGTGCTTTTGCTCCCAAGTGTCTCGCATATACCATTCGTTATTACCACGTTCATTAAAGAAGTGTTGATTCAGCTTATAGTGCCAAGAGTCACGATTCACTTTAAACGGTTTCATTTCACACAGTTCCCACTAATATATTGCATACCACTTTCGATACATTGCTGTTTAAATTCTCGAGATTCAGCCATATCATTAATAACAATATAACCTAGACCCCACATAAAGAAGATTGCAACAACGGCAAGCAAAATCACCGGTATCTGATCAATTAGGTCTCTCATAATTACCCCCTCGGCAACTCAATCTTGCTAATCATAGCAATCATCTCATCTTTAGTCTTACGAAACACTGTTTGAGCAAACCTCATCGTGTCCTCACGATCAGTCACTTCTTCAATCATTTTATCAAGGATTTCTTTCGTCTCAAGACCGTCTGTACCAACGACCTTGATACGCTCGATTGCAGCTTCTTTGATTCGTTTAATCTCGTTCGCAGCCTTTGTATAGTCCCGAGCAGCTTGTTCGAGCTCAAACGCGTATTGTTCAAAAGTACGTGTATCGATCATCACTTAGTATCCTTTACTTTAATATTTCCACAGTGTTCACATTGAAGAATGTAGCGATCGCACGAACCACTTGAAAAATCGCCTGTATAATTAACTCTACGTTTATCGATGATCTTCCATTTATGGATATGACCAAAAAAGAGTAGTTGAATTAGACGGATCATTATACTAACCTATCTCCGATAGAAACTACGAGCCACATAATAACATAGAGAGTATGTTTAATCTCAGTAATCTCAGCCTTTGCTCGTATTGCAGAAATAACATGAAACATTATAAAGATATATGGGATAACAAGTAGTACGATATTAAAAATTTCCATTAGTATGCATCCTTAAAATTAACTCCACGAATGAGTATTTCGATTAGTTTATCAATCTTATTGTTCACATCATCAACATCAACCACACGAGTATAACGGATATCGTTCAGTTCGCCAAGCAGATTTGATACCTGTGCGTTATGTCTTGCGACCATCATAGGAACTTCTTGATCCGTTCCTTGCTTACGCCATTGCTTGACCTGTTCTACAGTGACAGGAGTATGTCCAATAATACTATACATCATTCTCCATCCTCAAAAGCTGTTAATTCTTCCAAGACAACGAAGGTATAGCTTGGAAACCAACCATAGCGACCGTTATACGCCTTGATATATCCTTCCACAGCTGCCAAAGCTGCTTCCCGAGTATCGTAGCCTTTTGCACTGATTAGCACGTCAGTGTCGTAGTAAGGCCCAATCTCTTCATGGGCGATCTTGAGCAGGCCGTCCTCAGTCCGTTTAGCAATGTAGTAGCGAGTTTCCAGTTTCATCTCAGCTCTCCATGATCCACTGTTTGAATGCCGCAAACTGCTCAGCACTCATGTGAAAAGTCTCTATCGTATATCCGTCGATAGCAACGCGCAATCCCCCATCAGGATAAGATCTATCAAAGCTGACGGATTCGCCAGGTCTGTAGGCTTCGAAGTCTTCTTTGTCTTGCCAAGTGCCTTCATGATTAGTAGGCATGATAGGTTCCTCTCGTTGTTATACTCTTTATACAACAAAACACCCCGAATGTAAACCCCTATTTTCATTTTTTTACAATTCAACATCCACATAATCATAAATGCCAAGGCAGTGGAACAATGTACGACCACTGCGATGCTGCATAGTCTTGTGCCAATGCCCAAAGAACCAGTACTCTGGCTGATGAATCTCGTACAAAGTTTGCAGAAAGTCACCAGTACGAGTGTTGTAACGAGGGCCTTTCAGGAAACCAGTATCCCAGAACATCTGAGTGGCAATCTCATGAGGGCAGTCATGAGTAATCATGATACTAGGCTTGGTCATCTTATAGATGTCAAGCATCTGTGCAAACTGCTCATCCGAGCACTCTTCATCGTCCCACCAGTCAACATCTTTCGTACGCTTATACCAACCAGGAGGTGCATCGGGGTTATCAATACTCCATGCACCACCGATGAACATTACATCGTTCTCTACAGTGCCGTCCTTGATCCAACCAACCATCTCTTTACACTTAGCAGGGTTGTCGTGGTTTCCACGGATAAAGCGGTGTGGTTCATCAGTATGGAGTTTATTAATACGCTCATGCCAGTAATCTGACTGACCGAAGCCAATACCAAAGTCACCGATCTGAATCGTAGGACCTTCGAACTTATCAATACCATACACCATATATTCGTTCACTTGGCCGTGGATATCACCAATCAGTCTAGTCAGTGCCATCATTCACCTCTATACTTTCCAAACAAGGTTCGGAATTCTTTAGCCATTTCAAAACCTTGTTTACTACAAGCAAACCATACACCCATAAACATACCAACTGCTAGTGACAGTCTAAGGGTAAAAAAGAATGGCGGCCAAACAACGGGATGCCAAACAGCAAACGCAGTTGCTAGAAAAGCAAAGTAAACCAATGCAAAAATCATAACAAGAGCAATTCCAGTCATAATAGCGAATGGAACCAAATACGATGTAATTTTAAGAATCATCTTTTCCTCATTTTCTCATAAATGTTATATCCAATTGTACCAGGCATGTAAGTAGAAAACACCCCCGCTATAAATTCAACCTCTTCTGGAATTAGATCGCCAGGAGTATATTCATCGTCCTCGACCACACGATATCCACGATCTTCAATTTCGTCGATCAAGTCATCGTCATCGAATTCTCTTAGACTTATTTCAATTGTTGCGTATGCCATAATAACCTCAATAGATCTTTTTCACGTAATAGGTAAAGGGCTTGTCAGTACAGAAGTTGATTTCATTCCCTTCGAGAAGTTTACCTCGAAGGGAATTACTATCGATTCGTTTGATATACTTCATATGAAAGGTTCTGGGTTTAGATTTACCTTCTTCATAGATTTCTACGACATAGTAATCCTCGAAGGTTCTCTTAAACCATTCTTTCAACTTTGATAGATTCATGTGCCTCTCCCGTGTGCTACGCCATCAGCACCGTAACTAGCAGCAAACCCATGTGGCTTAAGCTTTGGTTCGATACCAGTCATACCAAGAACATAACCGGCGGCTTCAGTAGCAGCGCAGTTCGAACCGTGCTTCGGATCGGTGTTTACGTCCAAGTGGATTTCCACTTCAAACTCGTCGATAAAGGGCGCAATCTGATTATAGAGTTCACAGACCTTCTGTACTTCGTTCATCATACGCATACGAGGACGATTTTTCTTCAGATCGTAATCGCGTTCGTGTGAAACGTTCGAGAAGATACGGCAACCAGAGTTACCATTCTTGTGAATGATAAGAACTGTTGCGAATCGCGCGTACGCGTCCGAACCCTTCATGTATCTAACAGAGTCACAGCCAAGATAGATTCTTGTGTTACTGTTGAGAGTAACAAGCAGATCTACGATATCTTCGATTTGTTTCTGGGTAAACATCTTACATTCCTTTCCTTACCCGTTTACTTTACCATAAAAAAAGGCGGTTGTAAACCGCCTGAATCAAAATGATGAACCTTTTCTTTTTGTCCAATCATAACACTCATAGGCTCGTATCTCCCATCCTTTTTCCTTCACAAATCCATAACCTATACTTAGGTCTTCTGCACACTCTTCTATGGAATACGATACATACCCCGATGAGAAGACAATGCACATCTCCTCCCCATTCATATCTAAGGTACAAGCTAGAATCATTGCAGTTAACATTAATTGCCCTCGTATATCTTACGGAGATGGGATTCGAATTCTTCGACCTTCTTTAATCGATCAGGCCATAATATATAGTCTTTATCTGGATTCTTTTTTAGATTATTGAGTAGAGGAATCATGGCTTTATATAACTTATCAAGTCTAGATTGAAGCTCATCAACTGTTACTGCAGATAATTCATCTTCGTTTACAGCAGTAAATCCAAAGTCGAAAAGATCACTCATTTCGCATATCCTATTACACAATATCTTTCATAGTTCGGTAGTTTCAGTGTGCCTTGGTAGAAAACATTTCTTATTCCATTCTTAACAGCCAGATCCTCGTGGTGACCGATTGTATTAATATGATCTTTTACGGTCACATAATTATTTGATGTTAAGGCGTACATAGGCCCTTCAATGGCAGTAAGATCTGTCATGTGTTCACATGAAGGATTAATAATCAAGTCATAAGATTGTGCTATCTCTGGTTTATCAAATAGTTGAGTTACGTCAAGGGTAAAACTGTTATAGTTCATTTTCATTTGATTATGAATAAAATACTGATCACGACTATCATGAGCAGTTTGATCTAGATCAAAGAAGTCCCAAGAATCTACTTTCGCTTTATCACTCATGAGTTCGTATAATAGAACCGAATTCCAACTACCAAGAACAGCAACCTTTTTAAACTTGGTCTTAAACTTGGTAATCTCGTACACTAGCCATTTCTTACTTTTCAGTTGATTTGATCTTAGACTTTCAGATAAGGAGGTTTTTCCAGAGACGTAAGAATAATGGGCGAATCTTCCGAGAACTCTTTCTAAATCAAAATTAGCCATAAACTATTCCTTAATAATGGTGCCGGCACGAGGCTTCGAACCCCGGACCTGATGCTTACAAGGCAACTGCTCTACCAACTGAGCTATACCGGCATTGGTGATACACTAATATGTATCACCTTTTATTTACTTAATACCTAAGCGAGCCAAAGTTTTTGGTCCAGCAATACCATCAGCGGTAAGACCATTGCGGGTCTGCCATTCCTTTAGTTTTGCTTCAGTAGCAGGACCAAAATCCCCATCAGCTTTTAGATTCAAAGCTGCCTGGAGTTTCTCAACGATTTTACCCTTTGAACCAATCTTAACGGTAGTTGGCTCAGCAACTTTTGCAGCAGGTGTGGCAGGAGCAGCAGCTTTTGCAGCAGGTGCAGCAGCGCTTACCTTACCACCAAGAATAGCAAGAGCTTTTTCCCAGCGCTGTTGGCGATCAGCAAGACCGATATCACCACCATTAATGATCTTAGTCATTTTGACAATGTCACCAGTGTCTGCAATTGCATTCAGCTTCTTATTGCCCCAGAACCAGCAAGCACTTTCAATCGCACCTTTTTCGGTTGCAACATATTCAGCTGCTTCTTCTGCAGTCATACCAACAGACTTACCAAAGGCGGTATAGTTATCACGCCCAGTAAGCTGCTTTAGACCACGGCCGCGGAATCTCCAGCCGTCACCTTCTTTTACGTTACCCATCTTTGACTTACGGAATTCGTCCATATAGACATAGTTAGCGATCTTCTCTGGGTTGCGAGCATACTCTTTTGCATCACGCTTACCAGCACCAGTACCAAAGTAACGACCAAACACTTTCAAAAGTGTTTCTTCTTTATAATTTAAATTTTCTTCAAGTGCAGTAAAGTTTGCGCTTTCGTGCGCGCACTGTGCGATGAAACCAGCAATACGGTTTGGAGTATTAATCTCGTACTTAGGAAAAAGTTCCGTCATGGCTTTATACCATGCGGAAGCATTCTTATTGCCAGGAATCATAGCTGCAAGATGTTCTTCTTTGAAAAAATCCATATGAGCCCCTATGAAATATGATTGGAGCGGGTGGCCAGAATCGAACTGGTCTCCTACAGCTTGGAAGGCTGGTTGGCTACCATAGCCTCACCCGCATAAGCGCTCGTCTCTCCGAGCTGTCACACCGATCCATAGAGCCGGAGCCAAGGACCACTTCACGCTAGTGTAACGTGGGTTAGACTCATATCATGTACTATCCACAAATTAATAACTGGATGGTCTGTGGACCTCGATGATACTATCATAACCGCTTGAACATGTAAGTTACCTTACTTGCTTGGTTGCAGTATCCATCCAAATAGTATATATGTTAAATTTCAGTCCAAGCTTTTACTTTATCGCAGTGAGCTTTCCAAGGTTCTGCATCATACTCATAACGCATACGCTCTCTGTTCCATTTCTTACTCAGTTTGCCAGCAGTTGGTCCGTACTTGTTTACCATCTCGCATACACGAGGAAGGACGTAAGCACGAAGCACCATAGGATCGTGGCACTTGTTCTCAATGGTCTTATATTCTTTACCAGCAAGATAAGCACGAGCAAGGAAGGTAGCACGATTCTCGTTACGCACTTCCCAACGACGGTGAGTGCTCAAAGAACGATAAAGTGAAGCTTCTTTTTCAAATGGTTGCTGACGGTCTTTGTGCCAGTTCATTTGTCTCTTTACTTTACGCTCTTCAAAACGAATGATACGAGCTTCTTCTGAAAGGTGTTTAGATTTAATTTTAAGTTCTACAGACATTTTATTCTCCTAAATTGGTTCATTGGTTCTTCATAATGTAAGGCCCAATTTAGGGCGGTCTAGTAATCTACAAGTGATATCTCTTCATTTGTATTTCTCCTTTATTAAAGGTTAGTTATCCGACTCCAAACATGCACTACCTGAGAAGGTTTTTATCGGTTTTACCAGCATGTTCCGTGGTTAATATAAGAATTCATGAGTTGTCTCGGTTACTCTCATGGGTTACTTATAACGTCGAATTGGTGGTGGCCCAAGCGGGATTCGAACCCGCGACCGTGAGTTTTAGAGACTCGCGCTCTTACCAAGCTGAGCTATTAGGCCTTATTTCTCGCTACTACCAAAGAAGAAGTTAATGATAGTAGAAACCGCAGTACCAAGCAAAAATCCTAGGATAATATTGGCAAAGTTTTCTCCCGCTGGTGGCACTGTAACGAATGTCACTGCAAAGAAATAAATGGCACTAATAATGCCCCAGAACCAAGCAAACCAATAGGTGAAGTGAACTGCCACTTTATCACCCTTTTTGACTAGTTCTGCATGTACATTCTTTAAAGACCCATCTTCGATAATTTCTTTATTTTCTTCCATCTCGAACCTTCCTACTGTTTATCTATAACAGGATCGTTTTGTCCGCTAAGACATCCAATACGATTTAGCGTTTTTGTTTGCTGAACCGATCCTAAATTTTTGGTCGGAGTAGAAGGATTCGAACCATCGACCTCTAGTACCCAAAACTAGCGCACTACCAAACTGTGCTATACTCCGATATTGGCTCCCTGACGTGGGCTCGAACCACGGACCCGATGATTAACAGTCATCTGCTCTACCAACTGAGCTATCAGGAAATAATCTTATTTTATATATGCGCTATTGAACGCGATATTCTACAATAATATCATCAATCATACCAATAGCAAGATTGACAGTTTCTTCGTCTACGTAACCCAATGCACCTTCGAGCATTCCAATCGTAATTGCTTCTTCGATCTTTTCCCGATTTGCTTTACCATCTACCAAAGGAAGATGAAGTTCATTCAGGAGGATATCCAACGAAAGATCGGAAACGGAGACAGTTTGTACGTTCATATTAGATCACCTCAGCGCGAAGATAGTTGATTGCATTGTCAAACATAGCTGCCATACGATAAGGCAAACCTTTACGATAGCAGATGGCACTACCACCGTACATCATATCGACGTCATCAAGTTCCAAACCCTGAACGATCCAGCGAACGGCATCTTCGCGCGAGCGAGCACCTACGTCGAGCGCGGTCGCGATTTCAAGCTCGAAAGAGTTGATAGCAGCGATCTGCTCTTGAGCTTCGCGATCCATAGTTTGAGCATGAACCTCGAGCAGATCATCCCACTCTGCCTGCTTTTCTGCGTCAGTAGCTTCGTTCCAGCACTGCCACCAGAAAGAGGTAGGACGCATGCCATAAGCTTCTTTGTGGAGGTCGGAGACGATCGTTTCATCGAAAGTGTACATTGTCATGTTCCTCTGTTGATAAGAGTAATATAAGCTATATTACCTAGGATGTAAACCCCCTATTTTCATTTTCCTGAATTATTTTTGGCGGATGGAGTAGGAATCGAACCCACGACATCTTGGTCCCAAACCAAGCGCTATACCAAACTGAGCTACACCCGGGAAATCTTATAATTTAATTTCTCTTCTCTATAAGATTTCCATATCTTTTCTTTTTTATATTTGACGAGCTCTCTCATCTCTTCGCCAAATCTTATATGTCTGAATTTATTTCTATCTACACCTAAACTTAAAACTTCTGAAATTTGAACAGAGGTTCCTAAGTTATCCCTACACATATTGTTCAAACGATTAGATATTTGATAAGCTTCATCCCATGATTTTATTTCATATTTATTGTTAGTCCATTTACCAGCACCAGGTATAACACTATATCCATAAGAACTAGCTTCTTTTGTAAAGATACTGTTAAGATACTTATATGGTTCTAAGATATAAAGAGGTGTCCAATAAAAAGAATCTAGATATTCATGATCCTTATTCAGCTTAAGAAATTCCTGAAAGTATTCAGTAGTTGTTTGTTCTGTTTCACCAGGTAAACCTACGATAAAACCTGAAGATAAATGCAGATCCTTATTAAACTGTTTTACCCTATAAAGAAGATCTAAAATCTTTTCTGTAGTAAGACCTTTGCCAATAGCTTTTCTTGACTCAGGATTAAACGTTTCAAGACCAAGTATTCCACCTATCCATCCCATATCAGACATAATTTTTACTTGATCGAAATGAGTATTTAAGATTTCGTATCTTATATATGCAGTGAAAGTAATATCCACTCTTGATAGCTCAATAGCTTTTTTTATATTAAGTAGTTTCTCAGTACTCTCATTCAGTGTGTCATCTGAAAAAACATAATGGTTGATACCGAATAAATCGTAGTTCCTTTTTAACTCATCCGCTAAATTTTCTACAGATCTTGTATAATCTGCTCTTTTCCTTCCAATAAGAGGGGAATAACAGAATTTACATTTAAACATACAACCACGAGATATCTCTACACTACCACCTTTAAAATATTTTAAAGGATCATCAGGTTTCCAGATAGTAGTAAGGTTAGATGTATCTGTATATGGTAACACATTTGGAGATATTACATAATCAACGCCAGTAGAAAATTTCTCTGCTTTGTGCTTACTTGGTTTACCATCAAGGTGTTTAATATATTCTAGAAATGCTACTTCAGAATGACCATAGAAAACGATATCAATATATTTTGATTTTTGCGGATGTTCCCCACAAAGAGTTTCATTAGGTTCTTGACTTCCAAAGACTATTTTCAAACTAGGAAAAGACGTTTTAATTTTTTTCAGTAAATCTGTACTGATATTCTGAATTTTTTGGAATGTAACACTAAACCCAATAAATTTTAGATTCTCGTGGTAACGGTTTTTTATTAGTTGTAATATTTCTTCTTCTGTCCAAAAGTCAAACCAATCTATAATGTCGCAAGTATAACCATTTTCTTCTAGATAGGTTCTCATTCTATAAGGACCTAATTGTGGAGATTGGATATTTTCCCTTCTTGTCGCAGAAAAAGTAAATCCAGAAAAAATAATACCGTCCATAATCACCTTCAATTTTATTGTTCTTTTAGATCCTGTTTCAGATCTTTATTGGCGGATCGTCTGGGAATCGAACCCAGTGAACGATTGCTCGTTCTACAGATTAGCAATCTGCTGCATTACCATCCTGCCCACGATCCATTAGTCTTCATCAGTTGCTTTGTAGAAGTCTTCCATCTTCTTTTCATGAATGGTCTTTTGGTCCCACCACTTACGTGGATTGCCACACACATAACAAGAGCATAGCGCAGGAGTATGAGCATACACTCCAACATCTGCATCAGTCAAATCACGAGCTCGATGTTTAGAGAAAAACTTCTGAACCCACTGCTTTTTCTTTAACTCTTGAAACCGGCGAAAAGCTCTATCACGCATTAGACTCTCCTATACTATATAACAGAATGTTTGGGGAAAGGCCAATTCAGTTTCACCTGCTTTGACCGGCACCTTGCCATACTCCCCATCAAAGATACACCCTGGTAACAGGTTTCTATCTATGCTTTTCGCCGCTAGCAGGCTATTTACCACCACGAGTGCCAAGGTTGGATGTATCTATGGTGGGGAGTACCGGAATCGAACCAGTAGTTTTGTTTTGTTGCTGTAAACATTCTAAATTTTGGTGCCCATGGAGGGACTCGAACCCCCAACATACGCGTTCTAAGCGCGCCGACTCTACCAGTTGGCCTACATGGGCATGTAGTTGGTGCGGAATAAAGGGATCGAACCTATGACCTTCTCCGTGTAAAGGAGTTGCTCTACCTCTGAGCTAATTCCGCATTATTGAATACGATGGAATAGTGAGCGACGGTAGCGACCCGTACCTCTTGCTAGTTTACGTGTTAAGACAACTAAGACTCTAACACAACCATCGTAACTGGATAGTGTACGCCACCGCAATACATGGGTTATGCGATACCCTTGTTCTAGCCAATTAAGTAAGCATCTAGAATTACTGAATCGACACGTTGAACTCTGAATCTTTCACGTACACTAAATTGGCGACCTGTACCGGGATCGAACCGGTGTTCTTCTGCGTGACAGGCAGACGTATTAACCACTTTACCAACAGGCCAATTCTATTGCCAGGAATCTGATCCTGGACCATCACTATACCAGAGAATTGCTAATATAGCAACTACTATAACAGTACTGGTAATCATTATATGTTCTCCATTGTATTGGTGGAAGTGAAGGGAATCGAACCCTCCGACAGCGATCTTGCAAGGATCACCCGTAACCCCATTACCACCCCCAAATTAGACAGGATCGTTTTGTCCGCTAAGACTTTGCATATTGTTAGCGTTTTGGTTTGCTGAACCGATCCTAAATTATGGCGGAGAGTGTGAGATTCGAACTCACGGAACGTTGCCGTTCGACAGTTTTCAAGACTGCAGGCATAAACCACTCGCCCAACTCTCCATATCTTTGCCAATCTGCACCCTCATGGCGGGTCTCCTAGCTATCTATAACTCGTATTAAGCCCGAGGTTTCGCAATGTCTAGGACGTTGGCTTTTGTTTTAGACTGGGCTGTTTGCAGCTTTGACCTGCCGGCGATGACGGATCAGGGACACCTTCACAAGAGGTGATTACTTCTACAGTCTAAACTTGGTTGCGGTGGGGAGGAATCGAACCTCCGTAATCGGTTTATGAGACCGTGCTGGAACCACCTCCAGTCTACCCCGCAAAACTTCTGTTTTCAACTGCACCCCGATTGACCCTTCGCGGTAATCTCGTTACTGAGTGCTCGAGTGTGCATGTGAAAACAGAAATTATTTCATTCTGTTTCTTCTTAATTGTCAAAGAGCGTTTGTTTGTTCTTATAGGAGTAATATAAGATATGTATCTATGATTGTAAACCCCCTAAATGAACTTTTTTCATTCACACCATGATTTTTTTGCATCGCCATAGTATTCTCTAGCGTAACCTTTTTCGATCAACATAGCAGTTAAGCTATTGCCATCGATGATTACGTCACCGAGTACACGACCACCAAACTTATCCCATTCATAGAGATTGATCTGGGTAGTCTTGGCGTTTGCAACAAGATCCTTTGTGAACTTGCTTGCAGCTGCACCTAGTTCTGCTTCCTTCTCACAGCTGGCACGTCCACCTTTTTCAGGTGTATCTACGCCCCAAACACGAACAGAAAGTTTTTTAGGCAAAGGTTCAATTAAGAATGGCGCTTCAATCTCAACAGTATCACCATCAATAATTCGAATAATCTTTAAATCGTGAATGACACCTTTCGGCTTCTTCACTTCGGCAATTGCACCAGATGCGACAAACATAAGTGCAATCGATAGTAATAATTTTTTCATAGTATTCTCCTAACTAATGTTAGGTTATTTATACTAAACAGGATCGCTTTCTTTGAGGGGGAATCGAACCCCCGACTTTTTCTTAGAAGGAAAATGTGCTACCATTGCACTATCAGATTTGTTGCGGCAACGATCCAAATAGAGGAAGTTAGGCCCGAAGGCCTAACCAATTAGTAGTTATAACGCTCGACGTTAAGAGCCTTTACCATAACATTGTATGGGGTGTAGTCCTCAAGGTCGTTCGCAAGAACGCTCTTCATGATAGCTGGGCTGAACCCAGAGATATGAGCAGTACCACGTTCGTCGAAACGAACTGGGGTGTTGCCATCTGCTTTACCATACATGGAAACGTTCCAGAAGACAATCTTCGGCACATTGTAGCCTGCATCGTTGTACTTACGCTTGATCATCTGCATAGCAGAGTCATCGTACTTAGTGCAAGAGTCAAACTGCATGTCAGATAGAATCAACAGCATCTGAGGCATGTCACTTTCTGCAACGTTACCCTTAACAGCGATCTTAAGAATCTCGTCAAAAGCAGCGTGTAGATTGGTGTTCATTTCCCAGTTGGCGCGGCTCATCTGAGTCATCTTCTGAGACAGAGTACCTTTCAGGTGTTCCATCTTAGGCTTACCAGAGAAGGTCAAGAACAGGTCCTTGAAGTCGCCGGTGTTCTTATCAGCACAGTACAGACCCAGAGAGACTGCAATGTCGATAGGAGAAAGCTGACTTCCGTAAGAGTAACCGAGGCTACCCATAGAACCAGATACGTCGACCATAGGCATGATCTTCGCATCGCCGATGTAGTTAGGCAAAGCCTTCCACTGTTCATCAGCAACTGCTGCATTACCCTTCACGACAGACTTAACTACGTCATATGGATAAACTGCACCGGCGTTGATCTTGACCTTAGGATCTGCACGTTCAGCAACAGGCTTTTTCAGTTCGGCAATGTAAGCAGAGTATGCTTCTTTTGCGTTACGACCGAAAGCTTTCTGGTAGCGAGCGGATGCCACGGAAGGAACGTGAGAGAAGTTGATAGCTTCCCACTCCTTAGCACACATCTTAGACTCAACAACGTTGGTCAAGCCTACGATCAGCTTACGATACTGTTTTGGAGTAAGTTCAAGGAACTTAGTCAGTTCAACAGCAACAGGACCTTTACGTGGCATCCACTTCGCGCAGAGACCGTCCTGGTTTGCTAGCGCTTCACGAATGAACGCAAACGCCTTACGACGGTTGAGAGGATCTTTGTAAGTGAACAAATCATCCCAACGGCCAAGCTCTGGAACTTTGTGCATCAGCTTACCAGCAAGAGTTGGGTCGGTGGACTCAAGCGCAGCAAGCAAGTTACGGAAGGTAGCACGTTCGCCAGCACCTCCGCGAATGTCACGAGCCCAAAGCAGCATACGGACAGTCAGATCAAGGTTCTCAGTCATAGAAGCAACGAACTGCTTGGAGATATCAGAACCCCGAGCGGAACCAATAACGCCGAACAAGTCAAGCACCTTGGACTTGGAAGTAGCATTAGCCTTCATACCGTTAGCGGTACGAGCGGGCTTAGAGTAGTTAGCATTTTTAACTGCGTTTACAAAAGACATAATATTTCCTTTCAGGTTGGGTTTACGGATTCGAACCGCTAAGTTTGTTTACAAGACAAATTGGGAACCATTCCCGGGTTTAGTTGCTGAAACCAACCTATGGTTTCATAGTTTAATCAGGATCGCGCCTTTCGGCTTTCCGTTTGATTACAAGTCAAATGCTCTAACGAGCTCTAAGATGCTGTAACGATCCTATGTTCATTGTTTCGATAGTAGTAATATAAGCTATTCAGATCGGGTTGTAAATCCCCTAAATGAATTTTTTTGGATGCCCGTCGAGGATTCGAACCGCGATTACTAGGGTCAGAGCCTAGCGTCCTACCGTTAGACGAACGGGCAACGTATTTGGTGTCCCTGAGAGGATTCGAACCTCCAACTTCGTGGCCCTCAACCACGAGACTCTACCAATTGGTCTACAAGGACATATTTGGAGCGGAGAATGGGATTCGAACCCACGGCCATCTCGTTGGCAACGAGAAGCTCTACCACTGAGCTACCTCCGCATTATTGGTACTGGATAGTGGGATCGAACCACGTCCACCTCAGTCACAGTGAGGGATGCAACCATTACACCTTATCCAGCATTATCTTGGTGCTCCCGGTAGGACTCTAACCTACAACCATTGGTTTCGAAGACCAGCGCTCTTACAATTGAGCTACGGAAGCGTAATTCCCGGGCCATCTCACAATTGGGACTCTTACCCCTGCATCCGAGCTAAGACTCAGACCGTGTTACCCGATACGCCGAGTAGCCCTGTGGCGTATGCAGTATTCTCATCATAGCAAATGTCGACCTTCGCTACAACGTTTTATTGGCGCTCCTGGAATGAGTTGAACATTCGTAAGCAGGCTTCGTAGACCCGCCACCGGGTCCGCCGGCAGAAGCATTATGGCATATAAAGACCTTCGATTTCTGGATCAGTGATCATTTCAGGCATATCATCGATCCAAACATCGATATTGATATTGTGAACATGATGCATAAAGTGTCGCTTAGGGCGAAGACCAGTACCAAAGCAATTCTCTGCACCGATCACTCGGCCGATCGTCATCTTTGGATCATCCATGTGCTGAGTTCCACGAGCGGATACGCAGTAGACTTTATGTCCACGGTTCAACGCTTCTTGTGCGAACCAGTTCCAGAGAAGTGGATCCTTGGTATAGGTATCATCGTAATCAATTGAGATATTCATCTTTGTCTCCTTTACCGGATCACTATAATCTAAACTTGGCCACATGTAAACCTCTAAATGGTGCTGCTAGGAAGAATCGAACTTCCGTTTCACCCGTACCAAGGGCGTGTATTACCATTGTACTATAGCAGCGTTGTTGGTGCCTCCACTAAGAGTCGAACTTAGACCTTCCCCATGTCACGGGATCGAGCAAACCGTTACACCATGGAGGCATTGATTGGTATCCCCAGCGGGTGTCGATCCCGCTTCTTCGCCTTGAAAGGGCGATGATCTAGCCAACGTAATCTATGGGGACGTTGTATTGGTGGGAGTGTGTTGAATCGAACAACTTGCCTCTTCAGGAACGGATTTACAGTCCGCTGCTAGCACCAGCATAGCCTTATTTGACACTCCCAATTTTGGTTGTAGTGGGTGGGATTGAACCACCGACCTATCCCTTATCAGGGGATTGCTCTACCACTGAGCTACACCACAAAAATTCAGCCGGAAATTCTTTTAATGTGCAGCCGGATCTGTCACAATTGGTGCGGATGAAGAGAATCGAACTCCTGACACCATGCTCTTCAGGCACGTGCTCTACCAACTGAGCTACATCCGCGTATTGGCTGTCCTAAGAGGACTCGAACCTCTCTCCATCCTGGTTAACAGCCAGGTGCCGTCACCTGGACGACTCTAGGACAAATATTTGGTGAACCGGGTGAGACTCGAACTCACGTTGTCGCGGATTAAGAGCCCGCCGCTAAAACCACCTCAGCTACCGGTCCGTATTACTTAGAAGATATACTGATGAGGAATCGAACCTCCCACAGTCGCGCCCTGTGCCTGGTTTGCCAGGTCAGTATATCATCAAAGTAATGGTGGATCCGGTCGGACTCGAACCGACGTACTCCGATTAAAAGTCGGGTGCTAAAACCACCTCAGCTACGGATCCAATCTCGAAGCGCCATTCTCTCATCACGGCGTTCCGCTTTCTTAGTCTTCCCGTGTGCGCCAGAAGGACGTTTGGAAAGATGAAGGACGAATGGGTTTCGTGCCTTCGGTAGTTCCTTATGTTTTCGTTTCATTTCGTTTCCTTAGTTAGCATATTGAGCGTTGAAAAGAGCTGCCTGATAGGTGCCACCGTAAACAACTTTGTCATCAGACAGACGACGTCCGAACCATTTGCCGCTTACGTTCCAGAAGGTCCAACCTTGCATGTTCTTTCCTTTCGTTCCTTATAGTAGTAATATAAGGTATAGGTTATGGTTTGTAAACCCCCTATTTTCATTTTGTTCGAATTATTTTTGGTGGTGCCAGATGGACTCGAACCATCTCTTCGGGCTTATGAGACCCAAGTCGGAACCGTTCCGTGTCACCAATATTGGAGGTGTGTGTCAGAATCGAACTGACTACTTTCGTGCTATGGATTTGCAATCCATCCCCTTACCATCCGGGCCACACACCGTTATTTGGCGAAGGTGGTAGGAATCGAACCCACTACGCGCGGTTTTGGAGACCGCCGCTCTACCATTGAGCTACACCGACATATTTTGGTCTGGGTGAGAGGATTTGAACCTCCGACTTCTTGCTTCCAAGGCAAGCACTCTACGCAGACTGAGCTACACCCAGATGATTATTGGTTGGGAAGGGTGGATTCGAACCACCGGCCTGCTGATTCAAAGTCAGTTATTCTGCCGCTGAACTACTTCCCAACAGTAGCAGTAATCTGCTACATATTTTACTTTATCTCTTTTATTCTCATAAATAAAATTATGAAAAAGTTACTCCTATGTTTTTTGTTATGTGGAGGTTGCGCTAGTCAAGATGTTCAAGACTCTTATTCAGTAGGTACTACATTATCTACTGCCAGTGCAATGGTAGGTCTTCATGAGAAAAGGGACCGAGTTGAACTAACAAGATTGATCGGGGTTGACCCAGTACGTACTGAATGGTGCGCAGCCTTCGTGAATTCCATTTTAAATCTAAATGGCATACCTGGTTCAGAAGTTGTAAGTAGGCATCCACTTACCGCTAAGAGTTTTATCTATTGGGGTAGCTTTGCTATAACTCCTGAGTTCGGTGATGTTGTTGTATTTCCAAGAGGTAATCAAGGTTGGCAAGGACATGTGGGATTCTACATCACTACAGTAAAGCAGGATGGAATCGACCATTATGTTATCCTTGGTGGTAACCAAGATAACCGTGTTTCATATGATCTTTATCCAGCGTCCAAAGCGATTGCTATCAGACGCTGGATAATAGATCCATAATGGGGTCATCGGACGAATCCTATCCCATACAGATAAATTGTCAAAGAGCGTGGGAGATTGATGTAATCGCTTCGTCCCGAAATAAAAAAACCCTCCAGATCTTTCGATCGGAGGGTCTTGGAATTCGATGTTAACTTGCGTTAACCGTTTCCGTAACCCTCCATGTATCCCATAATCCATTCACCACACACATGGAGTCGATTGCATGGGAATGCATTCGAAATCTGGCGTTGATATGTAAACGGTTTATTCATGGAAGTTTGTTATTCCTAGTTGGTGTTCTATTAGTATATATCATTCTAGGTTGCTTTGTAAACCCCCAAAATGAACTTTTTTCAAAAAAGATTTGGTGCTCCCAGTAGGACTCGAACCTACGATCAAGACGTTATGAGCGTCCGGCTTTAGCCGCTAAGCTATAGGAGCAATTGGTAGAAGTGGGTGGATTCGAACCACCTCAAAGGCGCTAATCTGGCGCAAAGAGTTTATAAGACTCCTCTGACTACCAAGTCTCACTTCCATTATTTGTTATTCAAGGTTTTGATTCTTTCTTTAATCCAGTTTACAACCGTTAGCCATTCTTCATCTTGATATGTAATATCTACTGTTTCAAGATTACTGAGTGCGATCATAAGACCGTGTTGTTCAGAATAGTCTAGACTGGATTTAGCCATTACAACCTCTAGATTTGGTACGGGCACCCGGACTCGAACCGGGATGCATTAAGCGAGAGATTTTAAGTCTCTTGTGGCTACCGTTTCACCATGCCCGCATAGATTGGCGGTCCCTGAAGGATTCGAACCCTCGACCCACTGCTTAGAAGGCAGTTGCTCTATCCACTGAGCTAAGGAACCATTATCTCTTATTTGACAAAATCTACTTTATACTCTTTTCCATCGATTGTAAACATCAAAGTGGAGTGTGAGTAAATTTTTCTTGGTTCATCTATATATGTGACTTTATCGTAACAGCTTTTTTCTTCACGGTAACCAACGATCACTTGCTCGGTCTTCGGTTTGCTACCTTGATCTGCTCCAATAATACCACCTACAATAGCACCAGCAGCTGCACCATTATCTTTGTCAGTAATTGCTTTACCAGCTACACCACCGATGATCATACCAAGAAGCGCACCACCAGCAGCATTTCCGGAGCGGGAGCGGGTTTCATATACAGGTACTTCGATCACTTCACAGTAAAGATCGACTACTTCCTTTGTTACATACTCAGTAACATAGTTGTCTTTTACTTTTGCGTTTACCTTCTCAGCATTAGCCGGCAAGGAAAAGCTGATCAAGATAGTCGTCGCTATAGTAAGGGTCTTCTTCATGGGGCATCTCCAAGCCAGTTTCGGGTGTCTTCATTTCACATGAATTGAAGTACTCTTCCCAGTACGTATTTACCATTTTTTCTGTGGTGATATCTTCGATCGAACTGAATTTGCCAAAGGCAAACTTCATGATTTCACCTGCAACTTCCATCTCGAAGTCAGACATGATAGAGTTGGTCATAGTATTGTATCCCGTCCTTTGAATCACTCTAATATTATACACACGAGGTAGCGGGTTGTAAACCCCCTATTTCGAGAAAATATCGGTAAACTTTGAAGTGATTTCAGATATATATCCTTCGTCCGCAATAAGTGGTGCGCATAGATACAGATTTGGTATTTCTGCTAATTTTCCGCTGAGTCCAAATTTATGTTGATTTCTTGCTTGAAATTTATCTGTCAGATCCATACTCATCATAACCCCGGCTGTTCTATAGGAAAGAATTAAACCAGTCTCTAAGAAATGATTACCCATTTCATTAAGCCATCCGTTAATCTTAGGAACATTATCAAGTATTTTATCCCTTTCATAAATCTTTTTAACTGCTTTAAGTGCCCCAATACCGCCCATATACGGACAATAGGTGTGTCCGTATGAAAAATTATTCTTTATAATATCTTTTACTTTTTGGGTACAAACTGTTGCACCTAAAGGAGCATGCCCAGCTGTGATGCCTTTTCCTAGACATGAAATATCAGGTTGCACGCCACCCCCATGGGCTTTATGGGTGTGTATAGTTCCCATTTTACCAAATCCAGCAGAAACATCGTCGATAATCATTAATATATCATACTCGTTACATATAGAACGAATTTTTTTCCAGAAATTTTCACTGAAAGGGGCTGTTTGGAACCAAGGAACTGGATCAAATACTATAGCACCTATATAACGAGATTCTTTTTCTATTTGTTCTAAAAGATCGGATATTACCCTAGATTCTTCCCCCTCTCTTTCATTTAAATATCTCCAGGCGGGGCCTTTAATGAATATTGATCGTTCGCTATTCCAATATTGGTAATTTCTTATACCCATACTTTTAGTTAGATAAGAAGTGCCGTGCCATGTACCAGAAAAAGATATAATTTTCTTCTTTTCAAATTTACCTAGAGATTGCCAGTAAGAATCATTCATAGATATAGCACATTCTACTGCACCGGTGCCGGTAACAGACCAAGCTATACCAGACCAGTCTCCAGACTCACAGATCCAAGAAGAAACTTCTTCAATGCTATCAGTGGTCTGTGCCCTAGCGGTTTGACAGCGAGAAACAGAAATTAACTCATTATAGATAGAATCTATAATTTCTTTATTACTATAACCTAAAGTAAAGGCTATAGAATGTGTATAATCTAAAAGTTTTCCGTGTTTTTCCGTATAGAGGTAATGACCTTCGGTCTTATTAATATACGTAAATTCTTCTATACGTTTATTCAAAAACGGTAATATTGCATATTTAGACATAAAATTCCTATATCTTACTTAGTAACAATCTCTACGTTTTCCGGAACCGCAAACTTAATATTATTATGGCGGTGGTGTAGAACGAACTGAGTATTCGGAAACTCTTTAAAAAGTTCCTGCCAAACAGGTCTCCAATTATTTGCGAGTCGAAGATTGTTTGTATCACCTCTATCTGACACAAGATAAAAGTCTGTACAACTTCTTAAATTAAAATCGAACATAGAGTCGAATCCATACATATGGACTTCAGAACCTTTTAGTTTATTTGCTGCATAGTGAACAGCCATATGTCCACAATTAAAATTCGTATAGTTTTCAGCATAACTTGGTAATGTAAGATATACATCCCTTACATTATGCATCCACTTTATACGAAGATTCGGATTCATCTCAAGATATTTACTAGGTCTAAATCCTAAAATCCAATCACCGGGAACAGTTACGCTTCCCTCGTGCATTGCTCTCATCATCTTAAAATCTACTATACAAGTGCCATATACCCCATCAACGGAGAATGGCGGTAAATTACAAGTTAGTTTCATCCCAGGAGAACCCTGCTTGTACATATGAGAATTATCACCATTGCCAATTACATGTATAACTTTAGCCATTCATAAGTTTCCTAATATGATCTTTACCTTTCTGACCGGTCCAATGATATACGAGTGGATCGGCTGGGACTGTTTTATCTATGTGTTGAATACGGAGGACGTTATACTTGTTTGGTAGATCCTCTATGAACGTCATTCTTTTTAGAGGATTGTCCATCATCATATGCAAAACTTCTTGGTCACCTTGCACCGGTTGCGTAGCACAAGATAGTTCCCAGTCAGTTAAAACGCTTGGAACACCGTGGTAAGCAACTACCCCAGAGTTATGCCATTTCTCTCCGCGCCTTTGTGTCCACGGCTTATCTACTGCCATGGACAATTTGTTTGGTTGAATATAATCGAATATCTTAGAGATATTACCCAGTATCTCGCAATCAGTATCTAGCCAGCACACATTCTCTGCGTATTCTGCAGCGATCCTCATAGCTTTGGGCTTCTTAAACCACCCGTGCTCGTGCCCGCGTACGCTCTTGCGAATATCGGAAAACTGACTGCTTGTCATACCGAAATCCATAATCATAAGAGGTATGTCATTATGCTTCGTCAGATTATCAACGAACCATGGAAGCATCCATTCACTAGATGCATCGCACCCTGTAATAAACAGTTTAGATAATTTTGTATTTGCCATTATAATTATGCTTCGCTAAGCATCCCTCAGTTTTCTGAATAGTAGTAAAAGAATCATGAGCTTCTGCAGGCCATGGATAGTATTCTTCCATCCATGGGAAGTTCTTTAAGTTCATGAACACATCTGTAGGTCCAGCAACGGTCTTAGCTTTTTCCATAAGAGCTTTTGCTCCAGATGGTTTAATCATATAGGCGTGTGCACCTGGCATATAAGGCTTAGAGGTTAATGGATTCACACCGAGTAATACTGGTGTATTAAATTTCCCATAACTCGGTTTACCAATATTCATTACATGAGAAAATGAACTAAACATCGGTATATTATCTTTCAATATAGCATCATGCTCGAAGATAGTATATGGAACATCGTCGCCTTCACACAATTTCCATAGTGTATAATGGGACAAGAATGCTGCTACACAATTTTCAAGCCGAGAATACTTCTCTTGAAACCCGTCAACTGGTATACCCCAGTCCTTTGCCATTCTCAGTGGATTATCTGCGGGTGTAACAGCAGCAAAAATCTCAACGTCTAAGCCAAACTTTTTACCAGATTCAATACATCTATTTGCAACACGACAAGACTCGTCATTATCCATTATTGTTATTACATAAGCTTTCATAATCACTCCGATGTAGTAGATTTCATTCCAGTAACTTTAGTATAATAAGGATATGCAACTTGTAATTTTCCGGGCATGAGCTGCTTACACATTATCGCATCATTTGGCCATAAACCATTCTCTGCAGTTAAAGCGATCAGCGCTGCAGCACCTTCTGGTTTTAATATGTATGCTGAATTTCCAGCCAGCCCTTGCGGAATCATTTGGTTGTCGATCCACGGGGTTTCCATAACATCCACAATAGGATATTTTTTTAACTTGTCCCATCGGTCAGAATATTTTTTCCTTACGACCTCATCGAACTTAGACGCTCTTCTAGTCGCCCCCATTGGGTTATTTAACCCAATAATATGTCCAGTAAATTTTCCCTGAAGTTTACTGTAATCAAATTCTTTAATAAAGACTGCATCATGTTCTAAGACCATAATCGGTTCATCTATCTGATAGCAGTGTAACCAAAGTGAATAATGACTTAGTGTACAAGCAATTCTTTTCCTTATATCCTTCGTTGGATAGAAAGAAAGTTGTAACCCGGTTCTTAGATCATAACGATTCTCAGATTCTTTTGTAGGATATGTCCAACTGATATTCGGAACCGCCGATTTCCCGAATAGTTGATTATGAGTTTCGTCTAGGGTGTCGGGAGTGACAGCTGGGAATATGAATGGCTGTATCTTTGACTTCGTTAAGTTGATCGACTGAATGACTTTTCTTGAAGCAACAGTAGAATCGTGATTGTTTACCATCGATATCACATAGGCTTTCATTCTATATTTCGTCCTTTCAGTCACAGTTTCTAGAGTAGGGGGTTCAGTCTGAAACGGCATCCACTCTTTTATAACTTCTAATTTATTCATTTCTTTATAAGCATAATTGTACTATCAGGGATGTACTCTCTTGAAGTTTTACTAGGGGTCCAATCCGTCTTCATCCTAACATCATAGAGTTGATGTTTGTATGGTGAAATTTCTGCTAAAAATTTATTATAAGCTGTCGGATTTAACTTATCAGCTGCACTAATAACCCATGGATGATTATAATCCGAAAAGTCCATAATATTAAATGGCCAAACATCTTCGACAAAATATTTGCCGCCTTCTTTTAGAAACTGAATCAGATGCTTGAATGTTAGTCTATTTGCTTCTGGCCAATGTGCACCATCATCAATAATAAGGTCGAATTGAACGCCAGGCCAAGTTTCTTCCACTAGTTTTATAATGGACGGATCTAATGAATCACCCTTTAACCATTTCACCCGTTCTTCTTTTAGAATTTCAATCTCTTCGACAGGAACTCGAGAAAAGACATCAATACCATAAATGGTTGCATTCGGAAAATATTCATGAAATGCTGCCGTACTAGCGCCTTTAAAGACACCGATCTCTAGGATATTAATCTTCTCATTTCGAATAGGTTCAAAGTGTTGCTCATACACATGATGATAAAAATGTTTTTTCGAACCTTTGTCGGTCTTATGCTCATCGAAAATGGTAAGAAGTTCGCTCATTTAATAATTTCCCATATGTTTTTCGTCGGGCCTGTATCAAAGTCATAGCCAAACATATCTATATCAGATTTATACCAGTCGGCTACTATTGCTATTGTGTTGTCGTCGTACAGATCTTTATACGATCCTTCGTTCATTCCTGTGATGTTTCTTGCTTGTGGTGGTGTATCCAAATCAAAGTAATCGCAGATATCCTTATCAAAATTTTCAAATGATAGTATATCACATCTTAAATTTCCGTCTAGATCAGTCACATGATCCACCGCGGGATACCAACCGCGAATGGCCCGGTGCCACATGTAATCTACATTCCCCCATTTATATCTCTCATCCAGGAAAGCCTCAAATGAACTTACATCTGCATAAGTTGGCGGGGATTTATATTCTACTTCAATGATCTTCTTTGCAAAAAGATATCGAGAAACAACTCTATCCCATGGGTTTCTTACTACCGCGAACGATTTATATTTATTTGTAATGTCAGGATTTAAATCCCTCCACCTTGCATGCTCAAACCCATGATGATCGCCTAGAAATTCCATTTTCTTTCTTACTGTATCAGAATACTCTTTCGATTTATGAATCTCTGGACCAGTTGGAATAATTAGATTCTGTAAGATTGGATTCAATCGGATCGTAGTTCCAGCATTCTTTGGAATGTGAATAAAGATTTTCTTATCAGACATTCTTGATTAGTTCCTGAATATTCTCCCCACCCATAGGAAGTTTATCTTTTAAGAAGAAATGCACGAAGTGACATTCTTGAATTCTAGTGTTTGCGGTGTAAAGACCGTTCCACTTCCAATCCATATTCTTTATACTCATCTTCTCTTTCCGAATCCAATAGTTTAACAGAGTCTGATCTGTAGACCATTTCCATGGACCAATACCATCAATGAAAGCTTTAAACTCAGGTCTTCTTAGGAACTGTAACGGAGTTTCACCTTTCAGATATTTGTACACGGACTTATTCATTACAATAACTCCCATGTTCATAAACTCCCCGCCTTTGTCGTCCCATTTCCAATCGACGTCCCTGATAGAACCATATTGCATCTTAGAATAGTTAATGATCTTCTGAACATACTGATCCGAGAGTGGCATCTCTCTTTCTACCACAGCACCAAAATCATAATTCCCAGGTAGATCATCAAATATATTAGCAGCATTATCACGAATATAAACATCCGCATCGATAATAGCCACTTGATCATAGCTTTTAAGATACGCAAACGCATTCTCCTTTTCATAGATTGGCAGGAACCCACCATACTTTTCATAACTTTCTTTACTTCTATTCGTTAGAAAAATGTCTGGTTTTATCATAAGAATAGGTGTATCTTGGCGAATATAATCAGCCCCGATAGTTTTCGCATACTGTTTAACACTAGCAGTACAAAGATCATATAACTTAGATCTTTTACCGGTATAAACTTGATATATTAATTTTTTCAATTTCTTTCACCAATTCTTTCTTTATTGGTACCAACTTGGCTATGAATAAAATGTCTTGCAAAGATATTATTCTTAATCCAGTCTTTTTCCAATACACCGTAAGGATACCAGGGTTCTTTCGAATGAATAAAACCGTCTACTGGAACAATTACCTCTTGTGTTAAAATATCATTTAACATACTATTTGCGCGTTCTGGTTTTATATAATATCCAACGGCGGCTAAAGAATGATTTCTTGTAGAGCACGCAAAACTAAAAAGAGGAAATTTAGTTATAGATTTAGATATCTTTTTAGTTAATATACAATCATGCTCTATAATAATACTTGGCTGACCACTTTCAATAATTCTTTTCCACGCCTCAGTATGGGAATACCAAATAGCCTTTTCAGTAGCATTCCAACGGCGTTTTCTTTTACTACTATAGATTCTATTCTCTGCAAAATTTAAATAATTAGATTCTGGTATGGTATCTGGTAATGTTGCTTCGTGGTGGATAAGATTACTATAACCTCTTTTTAAAAAAGACTCATCAGCAATTTTTCTATAAAATTGCGAAATTTCGTTGTTTGATATAGAAATAACATAGATGGGTATATTCTTATCGATAGTCATTTAAACTAAACTCCGTACCATGCATTTTATAATTCTCTCTACCGTGGTTAGAGTAAACTAGAACTTCGGGATCGTCAATTAAGAAATCGCATCCCTTACAGAAATCCGGATAGTCGCCAGTTTCATGTTGTCTACGAAGGGTATTGTAAGCTTCCCCATACCAGATTTCTTCCAGTCTCTGATCACTCATGTGACCTAGAACAGCTTCATCATCCCTACCCAATACTTGACAGCATGGGTGGACAGCTCCTCTGCTATCGCCGAGACCACCTGCGCGAATAACAACATCAGGGCTAAAAGGACGACCACAAGTCTTAATGGCACCATCACGGCCATAGTCAGGCTTATAAACACCAGACCAATTATGCATCTTCCAAATCTCAGTTTTAACACCAGCTGAATTAACGATTTTAAGATACTCATCTCTTTCGTAATCGACTCGATTATTATCAAGAATGAGGTGATAGGTTGCAACAGTGCACGACGAATTCGTTTTGGTAACATATTCTTGCATCTCATGTAGATTTTTTACAACAGGGTTAAAGAATGGGCTGTTCATCCATTCTCTATAGGTTTCTTCGTTATAACCAACAATGCTAAATCTGAAGAAGTCACAACCAGCGTCAACGACTTCTTTCATGAAGTCGCCTTTCATTCTCTGACCATTTGAGAACATAAAGGCCTTTGCACCATACTTCTTTACAATAGAAACGTATTCAGCAAGGTTGCGATTCAAAGTTACTTCACCAGAACCATCCAGATTTACCACACGTAATCCAGCCTCAGCACACTGGGCAACATAATCTTCGAATTCATCAAGTGGCATTTTCTTCAGCCAGTTTTTTCCACGAGCGCCGTGCGTACCATCTGGAAAAGTTTGTGGACACATTTTGCATGTGTAATTGCATCCACCATTAATCTCAATAACCGCTCTATCAATCTTCACTTATGAATTCCTCTTAATCTTTTCTTCTGTAGATTAGCAAACTCTGTAGCTCTTTCAATTCTTCTTTCAAAGTTATGGAAATAATTTAGGGAGTGTGTATCTGCTTTTCTTACTTTATATATTAAGGCGTCTGGGGTATGATAATTGGTAATTAAGTCCTTAGTAAGAACTATAGTAGGCTTACCCATATTCTTAGCAACATAGTGCCACATCCCTTCATAACATAGACAAGCTTCGGCAGTTCTGATATGATAAAACACTTCTGAGATAGGCGTTCTATAATCTATTTCTGTTACACTATAACCTTGCATCTCTATAATATCAATTACTTTATTCCATTGATTACGATCAAAGGGTCTTTTAAATGGTCTCGGTTCTTGAGCGTTATTTACTTGTGTCCAGATTACTACTTTTTTCTTTATAGGATTGGCATCCATCTTTCGAAAATACCAATCATTATATCTCATCCTAGATCTTTTCTGGATATCGCCGTCTAGTTTAAGCATCCTACTATATCCAAAAAATCGATTATGATGGAGAGCAAGATTATCTGAATTAAAAACGTGTTGTATATTAACGTCTGTATCTTTCTTAGCATAAAAGTTGTTTATATAATGGAATCGTTCTAAAATAGTTTCCGGATCCTCAAAATGATATAAGAAATCTTCATCATGGTACCAATGTAAAACTAGATTTATTTTTTTCTGCGCATAAAAAGATCTATAATAAGCTACATTTAAAATGCACATTAGATCACCGATTCCCGGCGTCATTTTAGCTTCTATTACAGAAGAAAAATTTATACGAGGAACAAATGGAAGATACTTTTTAAAATATTCTTCATTAATAGGCATACGTTTCCATATCTAAAAACATTATAATACCAGGTGTGGTATTTTCTTTATGGGTAATCACATAAAACCAATACTTAGGAAAGAGAGATTTATTAAACAAACCATATTCTTTTATAGCTTGCCTTACCCCTGGTAGTTCTACATTATCAAATAATATGTATCTTGGTTTTATTTCGAAAGTTTTTTTAATATCTTTTACTACAGATTCATAGGAATGGTTACCATCAATAAAGACCAGATCGGGGGTTTCTACTTCGGTTTTAGGTAAAGTACTAGGAATAAAAGTAAATCTATCTCCATATCTTTCTTTAATGGGGATATGGGAAATCTCTGAGAATTTTCCTGGGTCTAGACTAGTAACCTTAGCTTCTGGGAAATGCTCAAGTAAACAGACTGTAGAGTGTCCAGCGAACATTCCCACCTCTATAATATTCGTAACATTCTTTGTAAGAGAGCTTACTTCTTCCCACATGGTTCGAACATCTAAAAGGCTAGGATCTAGATATCCCCACCCTTGCCCGTTAAATTTTTCACCTTTCTTTTCTGGTTCTGGTCTTACAAGGAAAGATGTATCAATTTGTTTTAGCATTTTCACCCCAATAATTTTTAGTAGCTGATGTATCGAAAGAAAAACCCCAGCGGTCTATGTCTTTCTGAAACCACTTTTCTACTCTGTCTCTTTGTTCATTCGTATAGTAAGATTTATAATCTACTTTTTTGGTGGTATTGACCATCTCCAATCGGATACTCTTACCCAGATATCTATTTAAATCATAATTAAGATATTCGTACCTTAAAACATCAACTTTTAATCCTAGCCACTTTTCCTGACACGCCCATTGGTCATATGGATGATTACAGAAGAAATTTAAATCCTCTATATAACTATCCATACGATCTAGGAATTCATCCCAGAATAGAAAGTCTTGGAAATAGCTTGTTCCTATAGAAGACTTCATCCTTTCAGAGAAAGTGTAATTATATAATGAAACCAATCTTGACCAAGGATTTCTTACTACAGAGAAAATCTTATCATAAGACTGTATTATATTACTATCCATATAACTATATGGTATGTGCTTAGCGAAGCTATTATACCAAGGGAATTTAACATATTGGGATTTGTTAAATTCCTTTAGAATGCTTTTATCCATATGATCCCAAGTTGCTTTCGCCATAGGTAAAGACCGGAGGATGCTAGTTCCTCCGGTCTTAGGTATATGAATAAACAATATATTGTTAGACATTCGCTAGGATGGATCTCGCAAGATCCTGTGACTCTTCATAGCCCGAGCGAAAACGATTACCAGTAGCACCATTGTCGATATACCACTGAAGGTTATCTACAACTCCGGCCTTACGCTTATCATCCATTTTATAGTCTCGAACAATCTCTTCCCACTGAAAGCGAAGGTCAAGAAGTTCAAAGACGTTTACTTTAGCCTGTGACATATTCATAAACGTCCTTCCAGTTTCTCATCATAGGAAAAGTATTAGGGGTATTCATATTGAAGCCGTGTTCAATTAGAATAGAATTCAATCCAAGATCACGACCAAGTACGGCATTCTCTACCTTATCTTCGATCCAGATATCACCAGAGTTCTCGTAAGGAAGCAATGCTTCATCCTTATCTGCACCAGTATCAAGGAAGACGAACTTCTCGAATACGGTAGAACCAAACAGCTTATTCAGGTTCTGAATACGCAGTTGTTGAGCAGTAGGTTCGAGCGAGAGCGAAGTAATGACGTGGAACACTACGCCATGTTTGCGGTGGAGCTTATCCACATAGTGCATAGCATCACGGAGGGGAGGAAGGAAACCAATCGCGGAGCTCTCGTTGAAGTGTTTCACGAGACGCTGTTTCTCTTCTTTGCTGATGCCATATCGATCACCTACATCGTAGTATTCCCACGAGTCTGGTTTTTCTACATACCCATGACGTTGCATCCAGACATTAAAGGCATATTCCCAGTTCAGTAGAACACCATCACAGTCAGTTAGAATTCTCATAACGATTCCTTTCGTTGGTTACATTAGCACTATAACCCATTCACTTTCAAATGTAAATCCCCTATTTAAGAAACAGAGTTATCTTCCTCAACGTCATCTGGCAAAATCCAGTTGATCTTCGTCCCCTTGTAACGGTGTACATCCTTATGTTCTTCTGTCATTCGGATCTTCTTCTTGAAATCACTCCCGAGAGTCTTCGATTTGTTACGACCGTTCTTTTTGTTACGCGGGTCGAAGCGAGTATACTTAGCCATTTTACCTTTCCATTTTTGTTTTAGTGCAAACGAAGACCAGTCTATGGCCTTTTTCTATTTTCGAAACCCCGTGAACTGTTTTTTCATTCCAGACAATAGAGTCCCCAGGATTTTTTAGAAATTTAGTAATTAATCGTTCCCGAATATTTTCTTTCTTATTGGGATTTTTGTAATCAGGTTCTATAGAATCCCCAGCAATTACAATAATACCCCCAATTATATCCTCAGATTGATCAATCAATATAACATTAGTATATTGATTTTTCCCTACACTAATATCGACATTTTCAGTATGTAATCCCGAAAATGATCCGAGAGGATAATATTTCATCCAAGATTTATCTAGGATATATTCCGGATCTTGGGGGTAAGTTTTTTCATTTAGATAATGAAAAAGTTCTTTATGATTCTCCCAAAAAGATCCTTTTTTTATCGTTCCAAGATATTTTTCGTAATTCTGTTTACCTCTATTAGGATGAAAATCTTTTTTATGATCATAGAATTCTTTTCTCAAGATTTCTATTAATCTGTTATCCTCGATCTTATATGTAAATCCTGGTTCCATATTAGCCTTTAATACCAAGCATCTCTTTCGTCATAATATAATCCCGAACAAAGTCAGATCTTACGATATCTTTCCAAGTGAACTCAATAGTCTCGAATTGGTTCAATTGTGTCACAATGTTCATGAATTGTAAAATCCCTTTTTTATCATTCTCTTTTGTAAAGTCAGACTGATAATAATCACCACACATAATGAACTTACATTGGTGACCAACACGGGTAATGACAGAATCAAGTTCGTGGAAACTTAGGTTCTGCATTTCATCTACAACGATGATGGCATTGTTCCATGTATTACCCCGGATGAATGAGGTAGACTCGAACCGAGCTTTATTCTGATTCTTTAATTTAGACCAGGCTTCGCCATCACCAAAGATTTCAGTGCAGAGACCGACGTATGGAGATTCATAGGCAAGTTTCTTTTCTGCTTCATCTCCAGGAAGAAATCCAATGTCGCGCGTGGGCACGATCGAGCGAATGACAATGAGTTCGTCAAACTCTGTTTCTTTATCCAGTACTTTTTCAAGAGCAAGACGTAATCCAAGGTAAGTCTTACCAGTACCAGCAGAACCATTCAATACAAGATTGTAGCCATCTTTCCAGGCTTCTCTTGCGTTCATTTGGTTCTGGGTTTTAGGTTCGAAAGAGCGGAGATTTTCTAGTTTAATAGTATTAGAGGTATAAGACCTAGACATTAATGGTATTGCCCTTTCCTGAGCCTTTTTTAATTTTATTTTTTAGAAGATCTTTAAATCCATCGGGAACTTTCATATCAGAATTTCCCATTCGACCGCTGATGATCTTAAGTGGCTTAAGCACTTGTTGGAGATTTGAATCCTCTTCTAGTGTGGACTTCAATTCATCCCAACTGCAAACTACATCCCATTCCTCTTCGGTCTGTAGATTTTTCAAAGTGTATACTGGCATGTATTTCCTACGTGTTATTTTACCCAAGCACCAATCCGGCCGTGTATCTCCGGATCATGAATATATCTATATCCATCTTTCGAAAGGTCTGGACTGTTTAAACTAAACACTGGGATGTATTCTTTTATATCCGCTTGGAAATCTGGATTCCATCTCAGATGAACTTCGATTAACTTGTCACCAATATATTCACAGTTAATTTCTTTGTAGTTAACTGCAATGCCAGAGAGTCTATATGGTAGTGGAATCTTATCGTCCACCTTCACCCACTTATCCCAGCGAGTGAAGGTGTCGTTACTTTTAAACCCTTCAACAGCTAATACCTGACTTCCACAATAGTAGTCTACAGAGAGATGACGTCCTTCGAAGAACTCGCACCAGAAATAGCCATGAGGAAGATGATCTGTGCTACCATCTAACCATTTCTTTTCTGCTCCGAGACCAAGACCTTTCATATTGACACAAGGCCGGACAATATACCAACCGGGCTTAGGAACATCTATTCCTACTGGTCCACATACGTATCCTCTCATCTTTGATAGAATAAGTTTATCTAAAACCCACATATCATAAGGTGATACGATGTTCCATGCGTCTTCTTCTGTTCTCATGCTACCTTTTGAAACCATTCTGGAATATCTCTCTTCGTCCAATCCATGGAGAAGCGATCTTGTTTTGTTTGATAGAATGCACGATACGAACCAACCGGATCGTGCGGATTAATACACTCTGGTGCTGCACCCATAGCAAGCTTGAACGGAGTAAGATAATGCACAGGAATATTACGCGGAGGCGTACGAAGTGCATCCTTAAGATCTACCCAAGACTTATGCTGTTTGCCATAACGATATTCAAACTCCTCAGCAAGTGCTTGGAAGTGCACATAATGCCAAGTATAATTATTATTAGATTCCATAGTCCACACAGTACAAGGATGACCGACATGAACTGCATTATATAGTACTGCATCACGTTCGTCCGGTAGTACCCACCCTTTAACCATAGTCTTACCAGACTTAGATGGAATCTTCGTAAGCTTACCATCTAGTACACGGTGTGCAGTAGATAGCATCTGTGCTGACTCTAGAACCATTTTTACTACATGTTTGTCGCACTGGAGTTGTGCTGCTTTTACAGGGTCTTTATCGAGAATAAAGATATTCATGGTGTGTATTCTATCCCGTCCTATTAATCACTTTAATATTATATCAGCGGACTATGGATCTGTAAACCCCTAAAATTGCAAACCAACAACAACCCCGTATCTTTTTTCATTATTATCCGTTTCTTGAACCGGAGCTATGAAGAAGTAGTTTTTCCTCAGTCTTACCATAGGTAACACCTCTGCATCCGAATATCCTGTTACTGCACCCATTTCTAGCTCATATCCATTACCCAATCCAAATGTCTTGGAAAGATAACCTGATACTTTTGTTTCACTATTTATGTAAGCTCCAATTGCCCATTTGCTTTCTTCTAGCTCGACGTATGGATGTATCGCGTTATAATCACCTTCTAGAAACAGGTGCAGGGTCAATGCTAACCCTGCACCTAAATCCATATTACCCTGCCTTTACTATTGATTCTTCGATTTCAGCTATGTGGTCGTCTAGATATGCTTTTTTAGTTAATACTTTGTGCATTCGATCCGTTCTCCCTTGTTTTAAGTATCTATCTGCATACCAGCCCAATTGTCTTGAATCTTTTTTTAAACGCTCGATAGTTGCTGAAACCATGTGTAGTTCTCCTAAAGAAAAAGGTGCATCGTCCAAAGACGTGCACCTTTTTGATTACTGTTATGTTTTTCTATCTAACTTCATAATAGACCTGGAAATGCTTCCCTCACTATTTCTGGTGTTAGGTCTTTTACTGGTAGGTGCTTGTTAATCATTGCACATACCAATTCCGCATCCTTTGGATGAATCGATTCAACAATTCCAAGGAATACCTTTTCGCGTTTAAAGCCCTGCATCTGACTGCCAGGTCCACCTTTTACGCAATATTTGAAATCTACATTCTTTCTAAGAAGAGTCGATGGAGCACTATGTGCTTCGCATGCAGTATATGGAACTTCACCTTTTGGAAGTAGCCATTCAATCCTAGGATCAAGTGCACCTTTTAGTAGATCCTTTAATGCCCATGACTCATTTTGTTTTAGTACTTTAATTTTTTCTTCGTGGGTACTTGCTTTTTCAAATTTATCAAATACTTCATGAATGTCTAATTGTCTTACCATATTAAAAAAATTCCTCTACTACTTCAACCAGGAGGCGGCATTGCTTGGAAATAAGATAGGGTAGAACCTTATTACGGGCAGGAACCTTCTGCGTTACAAATTTATTTATGATTTCTTGTTTCACAGAATCGGGACATTCAGACTCTTCTGTAAGAACAATCATCTTTTTATTACGGATATAATTGCGGTAGACCTGCTCACCGAGTGCTTTCGGATCTTCGAGCAAAGCCGCTTTCTTCTTAGCAGACAGTGTATTCTGACGCTTACCTTCCACGAGGAACGTATCATCGTCAGAAAGAACGTTTGGCACACCGTCACCAGAACAACCACCAAGGATCTGTTCTGCTTGATACAAGCGGGGGTTTGGGTCCTTGACGAACTTCTTAGTGACTGGGGAGAACTGCTGTACGTTATCATACTTCTGCAGTTGGATAAAGTCATGATCTGACGAGACGATCATAACCTTTTCATAGTTACCAAATTCTTGAGTCCACTTAGCAATCTCTGCAATGGAATCGTCTGCCTCGCATCCCCATTGGTGAATAACCTTCCAAGGCATATTCTCTTTAATCTCATCGAGAACAGTAGTGATGTTCTTAAATGCCAGATCCCAATCGATCTTAGACTCATCACGATTTTGTTTACGTTTACCTTTGTACTCAGGATAAACTTCTTTACGCCAATTACCACCAGCATCGGCGACAATAACCATTTCACCATAGTCTTTAAACTTCTGGCGATACATTCGTACAGAGTTTAGGATAATGTGACGGATAAGGTTCACATCATCATATTTGGCTTGACCCATTACGATTGGTGCAATGGCAATGCCGGAGAAGTCAAGTAAAATCATCAGTTAATCCATTTCTCAGCTATAGTGTATGTATGTTTACATTTGCCATGCATCTTCATGCCCCAGCAATCGCAGCTTAGCCCTTTGTCGGTAAATTCAATGGTATAGACATTTCCCTTACTGCCAGGGATTTCCCATCGGCTACCGTTGGCCCAGTGGGAAATGAAGTTAATTTCTTCGGGTTTGTGGAAACGGGGGCTAAACTTGCGCATGGCTATCTCCTATTCGTAATATGAATATATGCTATCCAGCGCTGTTTGTAAATCCCCTATTTCTATTTTTTAGAATTGTTTATTCGGTTTGCCTGTCGAGTTGCCCAAGCTGCTTCGAAGCCAATATCGTGAACGCCAGCTTCATGGTTTCCCCACAGGCGTTCCATATAAGAATGATAAGTCTTCTCCACGTCCTTCTCAGACCAAGATTCTGGTATGAGCATCCCCTTTACAATCCAGTAAAATCTATTTGCTTCTTTTACCTGGTAGTCTGTCATTTTAGACTTTGGACATGGCTTCTATGGACTCTACAGTTGATGATGCCATTATAGTAACGATCATCTAACAGAACGTTTCTAGCGAACTGTTCTTTTGCCTCGAGGAATCCCATCTCGCCCTTTGATCGACAGAAGTATAATATCTCGCGATGGAAGTTCTGTTCCCCGTGTTCGACAAGTAGCTGTTTAACAAGATCACTGGATCCGTAATAGTTTCTCCAATCGGACTCGACAACACTTCTGCGCTTTCTGGTCTTACCTTTAAGCGGGGGTAATGTCTTTCTTGACCAGAATATCTTTTTTCCAACATACATCTTGTTGTTAGATTTATCCGTAATGACATAGACAAATCCTACTAATTCTTTTAGATCTTCTTCAGTTGGCTCATAAGCCTCGTTTTTATAATACCACATAACGTCTAATATATAACTCGTATTGTTGCTTTACGACTTATATATGAGTCGAAACAAAGTCATAGGATTCTAAGAAAGAAATACTTAAAAGTACTCTATACGTATCTGCAAAGTTAGCTCCACCATGTGGGTTTTGGGTGTTTATTAGTGCAGGCTGTCTAAGATTATAGAAATCATATTTTTCCGGCTCATAATAATATAATCTTTTACTTTTAGGTAGGCTCGTGCATTCTTCTCTTGCGGTGTAAATAAGACTAGAATTGAAATCTACTTGTATGGGTATATTAAAAGCGCAACCTCTTTTTCCATCTACGTGTGGAGGACCTAAACCCACTTTCGGATAATTTCTAATATACAATATTTCATGATAAGGGATAGGGAATTTTATTAAATCATATAGAGGATGATTAGCATTTAATCTCCAGAGATGATGATAACCATCGTCTTCTTCATATCTAAATTTAGATTCGTCTTTTAAATTTAATTCATCTTTTTCCCAATAATCAATTATTGTTTTATGTAAATTAGGATTAATGGGAACAATTTTATACTGTGTCGTCACTATCTTCTTCTTCATCTACTAATGAGGTGTATGATTCGTAACCACACATCGGGCAATGATAGGGTTCTTTTCTACTATTGATCACTGTGACTCGGGTTTCCAAGCCACAGTGATCGCACTCTAACAAGTACTCAGCTAATCTCAATTAAGCCTCGCAGGACACGCATGTCATGATATCACGAACAAGCTCTTGTGCTGGGTTTGAGGAACGTTGGTAATAGAATGTTTTCACTCCGAGTCTCCATCCTTCGATAATTAATGCGTTAACATCTTTTGCCGGAGCATCTGGTGGAATCATGAGATTTAAGCTCTGGCTCTGATCTATATATGATTGTCGAGCAGCAGCTTGTTGGACAACATTCAACGGAGAGATTTCAGAGAAGGTCTTGAATACATCTCTTTCCTTCTGTGTAAGGAAATTAAGATGCTGTACTGAACCTTTGCGCATAAGGATAGAATCCCATGTCTCGTCATCGTTCTTACCATGTGCTTCAAGTACTTCTACAAGGTAAGGATTCTTGTAGGTAAATACGCCCTTAGCAAGATCTTTTACGAAGTAATTCGATGCAAGAGGTTCAATAGACGGCGAGACCTGACCAAGAATAAAACTGCTACTAGTTGTAGGAGCGATAGCACAACGAGTGAGATTACGAATTCCATATCCGAGTAGTCCTTCTGGTTCACCATAGATTTCTGCCATTTCTTTCGATGCAGCAAGTGACCGTTCATCGATGAACTTGCTAATCTCTTCAGTAAGTTCAAGCGCTTCAAATGATTCGAATGGAATCATCTTGAGCTGTAGCAACGAATGCCAACCGAGCTGGCCAATACCAAGTGCCCGCCAATGTTTAGCAAATTTGTATGCAGTTTCCATGAACTTGATGTTCTTGGTCTTACGGATATACTCCTCCATAACTGCATCAAGGAAGTAAGTCATAATCTCAACTGCATCAGTCTCTTTCCACTCGTCCCAGGTAACTAGGTTCATAGAGGAAAGGTTACAGACAAACGTCCAGTCTTTGCTTGATGGTAGTGCAATCTCAGAGCAAAGATTCGACGCATAGATTGGATAGTTATGATCCTTTAGCACCTTCGGCTTATTGTTGTTCACCGTGTCGGTAAAGAACAGGTAAGGATAACCAGTTTCTTTACGCTTACGAAGAACCTTAGCCCAGACTTCGCGCTTTGCTTTATCACCGGTAATCATGCTCTCCATCCACTCGTCGGTAATAGTAACACCGATAGAGATGTTCTGGATAGTAGCTCCTGGTTCACGAATCTCTAGGAATTCATTAATATCAGGATGATCGATATTGAGATAAGCAGCAAATGCGCCTCGTCGTACTGATCCCTGACTAATAACATCAGTGCCAGTATCATAGAGCCGAAGATAATGAATAGGTCCATCTGCTTTGCCGCCGCCTCGAATAGAGCTTCCGCGCGGGCGAAGGTCACCGAAGTAACCAGAAGTCCCAGCACCAAGCTTCGTTTGCATACCAACTTCAGCAGTCTTTTGCAGGATCTGCTCAATAGAATCTTCTACATATACACCATTACAGGAGATAGGTAGACCACGATCTACACCAAAGTTTGACCAGACTGGTGACGACAGGCTATAGTAACCTGCAATCATGTACTTGTAAAACTTCTTAGCAAAGCCTGGTTTATTTAAAATCTTTTCTGCAGCCTGTGCAATCTCTTCGATACGGTCTTCAGCAGACATACCCTCTTGCAAATAACCTCGAGACAAGAATAGTCTCGAATCTTCGTTTAGCCAATCAAATGCCATTATATACTCCTATTAAAATAAATCATCTGCTGAAATTCCTTGACCACGGGCGTAATCTACCGGACGGCCATGGAAAAAGTCAACCATATTTGAACCATAAAGTCCTTCATCAAACCATTTTGTTAGCTTAATTAATTCTTTATCATAAGTTACATTGTGTGCAAATCCAATTTGCTCTAGACTATCTACCATACGCTTTTTAATGAATTCAATAAGAATCTCACTGGAAAGACCCAGCTCTTCATAGTCACCCATGATCCAACGGATAACATCTGATTCGTATCCGATAGCTGCTTCAATCTCTTCTGCAATACGTGCTTCAAGTTCTGCATCAAACAGTTCAGGATATTCCTGACGCATTGTGTTAATCAGTTTAATACCACACTGTGCATGAAGCATCTCTTCGTTGCGAGTGTACTTCACTTGCTGTGCAGTGTCTTTTAGAATAGCTTTATTCTTATTCATATGTAAAATAATATAGAATTGGGAGAAGAGTGAAACATTCTCCACAAACAAAGTAAACAGAGTAATAGCGTAAATATACTGCTTTCTGTCGTCTTTGTAAACCTTCTTGCTGTACTTACGGAGATATTCTACACGGCCAGCAATAATAGGATTTTCTAGATTGCGTTCAAAGATATCGGTTAGACCAAGAACATCAAGAAGCTTTTCATATGCCATGTTGTGAATAACTTCAGAGTTACCCATTGCATAGCCAAGATCACGAATAGATGGATGCGGTAGATTATCCCCAAGATTTGCCCAAAAGGTTTTAACGGCTACCTCGATCTGACCAATAGCCGAAAGCGCGCGCACGAGCACTTCGCGCTCGAGAGGGGTCATTTCGCTTTTAAACTGGGAGTAGTCAGAGGTAAAGTTAAATTCTTCAGGCGTCCAAAATCCGCTCCAGATAGCATCGATGAATTCTTTGGTCCAGGGATAAAGATCTGGTTTTCTTGATATTTGTTCTTGAAATAACATTTAACTCTCCGCATGCGAACAACACAAGCCTACTGTCCCGTGGACCAGGCTTTATTGTTCTAGGTTATTGTGATGGTTTCTTAGTAATGATATTATATATGAAATACCGAAGCTTGTAAACCACTATATGTAGTATTATCGTAATAATTTTTTACTACATATGTAAAATTTACTGGGTATTTTCTACGGTCTCTGGTTCGCCCTGTATCGCCTTTTCATAGTAGGCAATGATCTGCTTTTGTTGGAGAACGTATCTTCTTAGCTCAGCCATGCCTACTGAAAGGTTCTCATATCCCTTTGGGGTAATAGCCATGAAGGCAACTGATCCACCAGCTGCTTCAATCTTCTTCAGGGACTCTTCCAGATTGTCCCTGTTCACCACGAACCATTCCACTGCAGGGAAGTCTACGGGGCTAGGTGCTTGCTGAAGCATGATGTTCTGCTTCACATATTCTTTTTGTACAACGACTTCTTTGTCTGGGATTTTAAATTGGCCGCAACTACTCAGTAACAGGAGCGACAGGAATAGGATCGACAGGTGCAGTAGTTTCATTCTTTAATTCCTCTCTGAGTCTATTAACAGCTCGATTAATACGTGCTTCTAGGTCAGCCGCATTTACCATTGCTTCCTTATTCAGGTCAATCTCACTGAATCTTTTTCTCAGTCTATTTAGGTTGCTTTCGGCCTGTTGTAGGGCAACAGTAAGCTCTTTATTTAATTTTGCTGTTCTTGCAGCATCAGCTTCCATGGAGTTAATAGTATTCTCCATAGTCTCTGCGGCTATCTGTAGCTTTGTATTATTCTCACGGAGTAATGCAATTGTAGCTTGGGTGCTATTATAATAGGCATAAGCACTATACACTACTGTACCAAATGTAGCTACAATAAACAGTAAAAGATATACTCTAATCATTTTCTTCCATATACTTTCTAAATCGTTTTAGAAGAATTGGTTGTTTCTTTTTTCTTTTGTCAACAGCAACACGAGGACCCATATTCTTTGTGTCCTGTGGAATACCTGCATCGGCTGTTGTCATCATCTCATCAACTTGATTGCATTCACCGCAGCAATCTGGGGTTCCGCAGTTAGTATGTTTTTCTTTCATCTGAGTAACTCCAGAGAGGTAACGTAAATCTTCTGTCTCGATCTTATATGAATCGCTTCGTAAATATTTATACCAAACATCTGTCCAACTGGCATCGCATCGTCTTCAATACGAATCTTATCATGTGGAATCATATCCACAGCTTCTGACACTTTTTCATATCTTAATTTATATACGCCAGGACTAAGCTGGCCATTCGATAGAACAAACCAGTTACTTTCCTCGATCAAGAAATCTGTAGAATCAATCCCTATTTGGGATAATCCTTTTAAAATTCTTTTCTCGGAGACTGAGTATTTTTCTTTGATAAGATATAATGCAGCTGCATAAGAGGCTAATGTGCTACCACCACCAGGAACCTTTGCCATGAGTCTTTTTATATTAAAAACTAAACGGTGGAACGGTGTATAGTAGTCTCTGTAGTTGTCACGCGCCTCAATCGTATTCATGGAATAGTCTCTATTGCGCTTTCCGTCTTTGTCGATAATACCGACTTCATATGCTTTTGTCTTGTCAAATGGGGTGACGAGTAAAGTGAGGAATCTGAATGTATAGACTAAATCGCCTGCTTGTTTGATTAATCCCATTATATCCTCTTTAATTTTTCAATGACGTCTGGATCAGATTCTATTTCTTTTAGCTGATTCGGGCGAACATGATTTAAATATTCTAAGAAAGGCTTTATTACCTTCCAGTGTTTAGGTTCTAATCTTAAGCCTAATAGACGTAAGGCTGCATAGTTACCAAATACATTAAAAATTACGATTGTATGATTTAGTATCAAGCGTTCGGATAGAATACCTGTTTCGATATATCTATTCACCAAACGCTTGATATATTTAAACCGCTTTAGATCATCATAAAATTCTTCAGGATCAATTTTACCCTTTGGAGAGTAATAGTGTTTCGCTGCAAATTTTACTAGATCTTCTTCTAGTAAATCATCATCCATGAATTATCTTATGCGTCCTTGAAGCCGTCGTCTTCTTTCTTTGAAGCTCTTGCGGTAATGTCAAGTGGTTTATTAATAATATTCTTATCACCCTTAAGCGCATCGCCATGACGAGCTGGAGCTTTCTTACCAGATGCACGAATAGCATCGAAGCTTTTCTTATCAACTAATGGCTCATTTACATAGTCGGGCATAGGAGTCGTACGAGCAAGCTCTTTCTTTGCACTCGGAGAAAGACCTTCACCGCGTGGAGAAGCTACACCTGGACGACCGCTGATTGATGCAGTTGCTGCTTCAGTTTGTACTGATTCTTTCTTCATATCCCAAGGAGCTTTTGCTAGGCTGACTTTATCCTTAGGCTTAGCCTTAGCAGAACCAAGAGCAGCTTTAATCTCTTTTGGTGTTAGCTTCTTTTCATCAAGATCTGCTTCTTCTTTTGTAAGTCTATCGGTAGCTTTAGCAATACCCGACATACGATTACCCATTCTTTTTCTAGCACGATCGGTTTCAGAATCGTTCTTATTCGCTAATACTGCTGCAGTATTTCCGATTTGGTTAGTAGAAGCTTTCTTCACGTATGAACCAAGAGTTGATTTCTTGAGTTCGTCGAGTTCTTCAACTTCTTCCTTAGTTAGCTTATCAACTGCTTTAGCAATACCCATATCTCTTTTATAGGATTTTTGGAGATTTGACATGCTTGCATCTTTTTCGGCACCACGCTTATACTCTCTACCCGCTAGATTGCGTGAGGCTTTCTTTACATATGAACCAAGAGTCTTCTTTGAAAGTTCGTCGAGTTCTTCAACTTCTTCAACTTCTTCTTTCGCAAGTTTACTAGTTGCTGTAGAAATACCAATCTGTCTTCCTAGGGCTTTCATGTAATTCTTACCACTATCTTTATCTCGAACGTCACCTGCTCTATAAGCCTTAGTAACAGCATCACCAGCAGCTTTCTTTACATATGAGCCAAGAGTCTTCTTTGAAAGTTCATCGAGTTCTTCGACTTCTTCTTTCTGAACATCCTTCTTATCTTTCATTACATACTGGGTAGGCTTGCGCTTTTTTGTAGCAGGATAAAGCTTGCCATCTTTCATTCCTTTTAGGAAAGAATCTAGCTTTGATTCAGAGGATTCAGAGGTAACAACTTCTTTTGTTGTGTCCTTTGATGATTTACCTTTAATAGCAGCTGAAACCGCCTTACGACGATTATGAAGATATTTGTCTGACTTATCAACATCTCCATCGTTATCGATATCAGCATCAGCCTTGCCAACTGGATCTAGTTTCTTCTTGGCCGCTTCTTGTACTTCTTTCCAAGCCAGCGCCATTCTTTTAATGTCTTCTGTTTTCATTTCTTTACCCTTACATTAGTATGTTTGTGGCGATGGCGCCTGACATTGCAATAATTGCTATCCAAAATAGCTTATTAATTGTATTTACCGTTGTTGCATTCTGCATTACGAGCTTTTCTAATTCGTCTAGTTTCTCGGAGAATCTATTCATACGATCGTATTGAGAAGAATATTTCTGCTCCATAGAGATTAACTTCTCTTCTGCACGAGCAATTGTAATCATAGCATCGGAGAGTTTATCAATCTTAGCTTCGATGCGATCTAATCTTGGATCTTCTGACATATTCTTTACCACTTTACTTTGTCTGCCCAATAGGCAGCAGACATTTTACCTTTAGCAATATTCTTAGCATGACGTGCTTTGAATGACTTGCGACGAGCTTTCTGACGATCTGATTCGCCTTCTTTAGGTGCACCAGCAGTAGTAACACCAGCTTGGCCAAAGCGAATAGTCTTAACCTTATCGCCTTCTTTTGCAACAACGATATGACTTTTGGTAGGGTGACTAGGTGTGCCTTTTGGTTTATTATAACCTTCAACTCCCGCAGCTTTTAGGCGGGAGTCTTTTTCTTCGTTAATAAAATCTCTAAACTTAATCATTTTTGATTACTTTTTTATCGACTTTAATCATACGGATACCAACTTTGCCATCGGGACGAACGTACTTTTCTGGCTTTCTATCAGCGGATTGTACCGCTTCTTCTTTCGTAAGCTTATCAACAGCCTTATTAATGTTGTCTCTGCGATTCGCTCTCTTCATAAGAAGTTTATTATTGTGCTTGACTGGATCTGCAACGCCACGTGGATCAACATATCTGTTACGAGTAACTTCTGCTTCACGGTTGCCCAGATCGTCTTTGGCTTTCTTTACATATGAACCAAGAGTCTTCTTTGAAAGTTCTTCAATTGGTTCAACTTCTTCAGTAGCGCGAACTCTCGGTTCACCAGCGATACCAGGGTATGCTTTCTTGCCAGCAAGATTCACTCCAGGTCTACGCTTCATGACTTGCTTTACGCTTAATTCACCTGTGTTGGTTTTGTCAGCAACTTTGCGGATATAACGACGAGCAAGGTCACGTGAGATTTCATCGAGCTCTTCGGTTTCTTCTTTCATCTTAACTTTATAACCAGCATACTGCTTATCTGTCATACGCTTGGCTTGTGACTTATCTTTATCATCTTTATTGCGATCAGCTTTTTCTTTATCCATACGAATCTTCTGTAATGGAGAAATAGTAACCGATTCTTCCATCGATTCATCTTCATCATCTTCATCACTATCTTCTGCATCAAGGTAATCACGTACAGAACGAATGTAGTCTGTTGCTTTAGTAACTTTGTTTTGTACCCACTCAGGAAGATTATCATCATCCCCGACCATCTTCATAAGTTTTTCATTTGCAGAACAAATCTGACGAAGCTGATTCTTCATCATATCGCCTTCTTTGTCATACTCATTTGGATCTTTTGCTTCAGCAACCTTTTTCGCCTGCCAAGTAGCAATAGCCATTTTCTTTTTCATGTCCATGCCAGGATTCTCACGCTCCATTGCTTTCGCAATCTCTTCGCGCTTCTTCTTTTCTGCAGGAGTAAGGGTTTTCTCTCTCAGATCTTTAAAGTTTTTCATTTTTTAATATTTCCTTTTTGCTTAGCCCAAAGATCTGGGTCGCCTTTAACTCTTGTTCTGCCGCCGGTAATAAAGCTATTGACTCTAGCCATGCCCCATTGCTGTGGAGTAGTACCAGGCTTATGACCAACCTTCCAAGCAGCTACACCACGCTTATATACCTGCTTTAAAATACTCAAGCTAAACCCACTTTGCTTTGCTTTATTTGCAAGACCCGTGTCTGCTTCCTCTGCGAGATAAGATTTGAAAGTAATCATTTGTCCCCATACATCTGTTTAAATCTTAGGGTATACTGGCTTGGCTTCGTACCCTTTTTACGAGCTTCTTTATCACCTGGTGCATCTTTATATAGATCTGGATTACCATGGTCATCACGCTTTGACATCTTCTTGAAGTGTGCGTCACGTGCTGCCTTGGTAGATTTTGATTTGATACCAATCTGGAATGTAGCTGGCTGAGACCCTTTACGATCATCAATGTCTTTATCTTGTGCTACATCAATCTTTTCTTGTACACAATTTGGAACCATCTTACCGTTCTTCATCTTGGTACCGACTTGTTTATATCCCGGCCAGCAAGGATTCTCTTCTGGCAGATCAAGAGTCTTAGGATATCCTTCTTGACCAGGCTTCAGTTTAGGCTTACCTGAAGCTCTTCTCTTACGAATGTTATCCCAGATATTCGGTCTATCAGTTCCTTCGCCCGGAGTCATCATCTTTGCTTTCTTAGTGGATTCTGGTGTACCCCAATCAGGCTTATCGGCGTACATGCTTTTGCCCTCTTCTAGTCTCACGGAAAAAGAAGCAACCTCATACTCTGGGTATTTCTCTTCTACCTTCTCCACTGCATCAAGCCACTTACGGTATTCATTCGCCTTTGATTCGACAATAACGTAGTTTGTACCAAGGCGCTTTACTTTACCAATCTCACCGTTCTCTTTAATGACGACTTCGTCACCAACTTCGAAGAGTTTACCATCAACATAAGATTCACGGATCTCTGATACAGGATCAAGCTGGACGTGCTTACGATAGTCTGTAGCTTCCTTTAGTCCCATACCCTTACGAACAGCATTAAAAAGCGCCTTCGAATCTGAATTCGAAAACGCCTTCGGAAGACCCTGCACAAATGTAGTAAAGTCGTTCTCTGATGCAGCTGCACGCATCTTGGATGCGCTCATACCTTCTACACCTTCTGCATCAGGATCGCGCTCGCCCGCGGACGCGACTTTGATATCCATGAAGTTATAGAAGCCATGACGGGCTTTTTTGCCGTTGTAGTTATTCAGAAGAGCATCAAATTCTCTTACACGGTCAGATCCGACAACCATTACGATTCTCCGGAAGCCTTCGTCATAGAGTGAAACTGCTACATCGATTGCTGTCTTAATATTGTTGTTCATAAGAACGTTGCGTGCATGTCGTGGAAACATCTTACGGACGAACTTAATCTTATCCTTATACTCTAAAGGATTCTTCTTATTATCAGAAGACTGTGACAGATATAGTCTATATGGATTCTTACCAGCAGTAGAAGCAAGTTTATCTAACAGCTTCTCATGACCAATCGTCGGCGGATTCATTCTCCCGAAGGAGAAGAAAACCGTCTTTTCTTCTTCAACTAAATACTGCTTAAACGATCCAATCATTCTTCGGCCTTTGGATTCTTTCTTTCCATTTCCTTCTTGCGAACGTCTTTAATCATCTTGACTGCAAGACGTTCGATTCTGTTCTTAAAGGAAGGTCTACTAAGGCGAGTTTCAATCTCGGATTTTCTTACTGGGGTAAGTTCATCTCTTGGGATGTTTTTTACTATTTTATTATAGATTGCTTTATAAGCTGCACGGCGTGCTCTTTTCTCTAGAGTTTCTTTGCTAGCAAATCTACGGGCAGCTCTACGCTTACCCATCTGGATTTTTGCTTTATTACGGCGAATATCTCTGGATTTCTTAAGACGGGTAGCAATCGAAAGCGCTTCATCTACTTCCGTCTCTTCCCCGATCGGTCCACCTTCACCAACCCCAATGGTACGCTTGCGGCGGTAAGCTCTATAGTTAACGAGTTCATCTTCTCCTGGAAGATACTCGACAGTCATCATATCTTTAAATCTTAGCATTTATCTTCTTCCCGGTTTATCCCATCCCTTTAACGTATCTGGTGAGAAGTTGTTGAATGAAAATTCCATTCGATCAACGATCTTCACCGCATCACCACCAAGCTTATCTATAGCCACATAACCCTCTGGACCTGTAGTCTTAAATCCGTTACGAGTCTTAACAAAATGTTTAGTTTTAGATAATTTATTAAGTATATTTATGAGTTTTAATTTCGCTAGAACGATCATTTTCTGTAAATCGAATATCAATTTCAGTGATTTTTTATTCTCATTTGAAAAAAATCTTAGGATTTCGTCACGCTTTTTGACTTGGGCTGCCTTACCTTTTTCGGTCGTGCGGCTTTCGATTTCTTTCTGGTAGCGGGCTTTGATCCATCTGACGAGACCGTTGGTGTGGGCTGCGGTGTCTGTAATGATGGTTCCGGCTCGGACAAAGGTATTGTTGTAGGTTTCGATGAGGACTGCAAGCTCTCTGTTGGCTTCGAGTTCTCGTAATGTATTCCCAGCAATTTGGTTAAAGATTTTACCAGCTTCTGAAAGATATTCATTGACCATCTCCGTTTCTTGTGAAGTCATTGTTAAATTCGTCAAGTCACGGAGCATAGCATCCTGCGACCAAATGTTCTTGGATTTCTTAAACTTACTTATATCTACCCCATACGAGGCGCGCATAGATTCAAATGTGTTACCGGTGTAAGAGGTATGCCAGACAATACCAATCTTTGCAGATCTAACGTTCTTTGCAGCATCTGAATTTGCAGGGACAGCATATACAATTGTATTTGGATGGAAGGTAACATATTGTTCTCCGTCTATGGTCTCTGTAGACAAATCACCGGGTCCGAAGAGGAAATCTCCCTGTACCACGCCGGTAATTCCCAGTTCTGGCAAGTACTTGAGTGCCAGTTTGAGTTTATCTGCAAGATCACCAGAAGTATCAGCATCGACGTCAGCTGAAGATTTGTAGACTTTAGGGTTCTTGTTGAAAATGCCCTTCTTGGCAACGAAAAATTTATTATCACTCGGATCAATACCAGCAAAAATAGCAGGAGCACCATCCCACTTAACACTGACGTTTCCCGCATGCGTTCCTTTCAACATATCACGAAGAGATCTGAGAGCAAGGATTGCCTCTCTTGCACCTTTCACCCCACCGTATATGACACGATCTTCGACGTGTGTCATGTGGGTATTCTTTTGTTCTGTTATAAATCCTGAGAAGTTTTCCATTATAAGCTGTGCTCCTGCCAGGTCAGTGATACAACAGCATCATCGTTGTTTGTTGTAGGAGTAATTGCGATAGTGAATATTTTACCAGCACTATCATTATCAATAACTCCTCTAGTTAATTGGGCAGAGTGGTTAAACACGTCATCGAGATTTATACTGTTTACAGTTGATTGACCTTTGAATATGCCTTCGAATATAATTTCACCGCCACCCATCGAATCGGCTGAAAGATCGTACTGGACAGAGGTTTCCGAATCTTGTGACACCCAGGAGGCATTCTTCAATGAAGTTACGTCCCTGATTACATAATACTTATAGGCTGTAGCCTGTATTCCATAAAAATCTATCAAGGCGGGTATTACAATTGCGTCCGTTCTATTCGGCTTCAATCTGATAGAAATCATTGGATTTAATTTATTATTCGTAAGGTTCTTACCTGTAATTGGATTTGAAGCACTTCTTGTTAGATTCTGTAAGTTATAACCACCTTCCGATATAACGGTTGAACAGATTTGTTTCAAAGTGCTAGAACTACCTGTAGCTGCAGTGTTTGTAATCTCATATCTGCATGGGAGCGAAGCCGTTGTAATATATGTTCCTGTAATGTTATTTGCATGATGAAATATATGTACTACAACAAACTGCCCGTTGATAACAAAGCCAGAGCGAACAGATCCTACCCCAAGCCATTCTAGATCTACCCAGAATATATGGGATTTAGTTATATCTAAAATTATGCCACTAGGACCAGTTCCATCTAACCTATCTATATTCCATGATGACCGAGCTATTCTAGTATTATCCACGGAACCACTTACGGAAGATCTTAAGACCATATAGATTGAAGAACCATCTAATTCTAGATATACACCGTTCTTCTTTCCAAAGTAACCTACACGCTGGCGCAGGTTTTCTTTTGGTGTATTAAAGGTAAAAGTATTCATAGAGATTATACTTTTACCAGGCTGATATGGGAATGCTCGGTTCGTTTCTCGAATAACCTCATCACCACTAGCTGAACCAATTGTCATATCAACTAGGCCTTGGTTTGCATTAAAAGCAGCGGATGCTGTTCCTGTCAACTTCTGTTCCCATTTTTTAGTGTTGTCGGCAAATCGGAAAGAACTATCGAAAAGAGTGTGCGGAGAAGCCGTACGAAGACGACCGAAGGCATCTGCTGAAGTATTAAGATTCCCTTTCTCGACGTAGATTGTGGGTCCAGCCAGGCCGGCCGTCATAACTACTTCATATATAGCATCATTGTTGCCTAGAAGTCTATTTCTTAAAGTACTGTATTGAGCCATTATAAAATCCTTTCAAATGGATTCTTTTTCGTTGTACCAGGTTTTAGGGAATACGGGCTCTTTTCCATTTTCTCAATTTTTACTTCGGGCTGAACCTCATAAAATCTACTACGTGTACTGATTCTCATTTTAAATTCACCACTACCAGATACTTGCGGTACATCGTTAGGTACACCTAAAGGATTCTTTTTACCTATCATATAAAAATCATCACCGGCTTGCATATAATAAGCCGGTTCAGCTTTACCTTTGAGATAATGATTAGTAACCAATTCACCCATATCAACACCTGGAAGTTTTAGGATATATCTGTTACGAGTATTGAAAAAATCTTTCATTTTATCTAGAGGTACCGCCTTCGGATCCTTTAAACCACCAAGGGTGGTAGGAATTTTAATATCTTTCATTCCAGTAAATTTCTCAAGATCAGCAATAAATCTTTTCGCGTCTTTAGAGTTGTTCAAGGTATCTACACAGAATTGCTTTAAAGGGGAAAGCTTACCATCAGCATCAGGCGATGCATCCCACTTTTTACCATCGAAGAAAACACGAGTATTACCGAGGTTATCGGTATGATTCATTTTAACTTCTAACCATATAGCTTTTGAGAAAGGTACTCTACCTTTAGGATAAATTACGACATCAGAGTATTTTGAACTAACCTTTGGTCTTTCGGCATCAATTCCTAGAGATTTGATGTAATTAGCCACGTCTATCTCATACTGGTCTGCTGCGCTCATCTCTACAAGATATCCTTTAAAAGTTCTCATGTCTGCCCCATGCGATAATGTTTCTTGTATTTATATAAAAAATGTCACAAAAAAAGAGGGAAGTAAATCCCCTCTTTTTAAGTTTTGTAATAGAATATTAGCTACCAGGTTTATCCTGATATTTAGTGCCTTTATACTTATCTTCACCGGATCTTTTGGTGTAAGTAGTTTTAGCCATAGTCTTCTTAGTCATATGACGCTCTGGATTAGCTCCAGAGGTATTATAAACGTCATCAGCGTGGCCACCCTGTGGACGACGAGCATCTCTTTTACCAGTTGCCTCTTTGTCTTTAAAGTATCCTGAACGAGCGGCAGATCCACTGGCTTTTCCAGCCGCATAGGCTTTACTTTGACCTGGGTTATTTTTATTGTAACTAATAGCTGTTGCAGCTCGCCCCTTGGATGCATCGGCAGCGTTACGTCCAGCACGGAATGCCTTTTTCAACACTGATTTACGATCTGTTCCAGAACCTTTAATCGAGGCTTCTTCTAGTTCGCTAAACCATTGTTCAAAATCTTCGTCCAGCTCTTCGGTGTCTTCTGAAACATAATGGACTTTTTGGGCTGCTTCCCAAATTTTAGAAGCAGAATTTCTAATCTCTTCGAAATTTCTCATATTTTCCTCATTAACGTTAATGTTAGGCTTATAATTGGTTTGGTACCAAATGTATTTATATAAAAAAAATTTAGTAAGAATAGATGTAGACGTCAGCAGTGTCTGAAAACTTAAGAGGCAAAGACTGGTTATAACGATACAGACCCATACGGTGGCCACGTCCCTGAAGCTTGACGTACATCGGTTTAGGACCAAAAGCGCGATCTTTGTTGGCTTCTTTTACCAACTTTCGGATGCCTTTCACAAGGCTCATATCTTCTTGGTCAGCAAGATTGACGGTGCCGATGTAGGAAGCGGTGCGGTTTTCTTTGATGATCATTTCGATATCCTCCGATTAGACTTTAGCGAGTTGAGCGTTGACCGAACGTTCGAAGGCATGTCCAATGACAATACCCATAATTTCGGTCAATTTATCCAGATCAATCATACCGTTTGCGTACATTTCACTTGCCGCAGTAGCAAGTTGATCAAGTTCTTCGTTAGTCATCGTGCGGATAGCAGCGTGGATTTCTTGCATCGAGTTAAACATCTGGTATCTCCTTCGTTGTAAGATTAATATAAGGTATTAATCCACAAATGTAAACCACCTATTTCAAATTATCCGAAAATATTTTCCCTAATTTGTTCAATGGATTCTTCTGATCCAGATACGGTAATCTCGGGATTACCCCCACCAGGACCAAAAGTGATCCAGGATTCGAGTTTTAGATCGAACCGATCAAGGAGGGAAAGAAAGTCCTGGATCGGGCAGTCCCATGCGATATCGAAAGTGTGGGTCATAGTGATTCTCCTTTTGTAGGATCACTATACAAAAAAATAGGGGACTTGTAAATCCCCTATTTTCATTTTTTTAGAAAAAAATTATAGACCTGATGCTTCTTCCTGGGTCTTTGCAAGTTCAGGATCTGGGACTAGTCCATACTGTGCTAGTGCACCATTTGGTCCTGCCATATCGTCGCTTAAGAAGAATTCTACGTACTCTTTCAGTCCTGGAATAACACCGATATGTGCATTCTTAACGTAGAAGTAAAGTGGACGGCTGATTGGATAGTCACCACTTGAGATGGTTTCTACGCTTGGTGCTACACCACTAACAGTAGCAACTTCTAACTTGTCAGTGTTGTTCTGATAGAAACTAAGGCCAAACACGCCAAGTGCAGTTTTATTGGCATCGAGACGAGCAAGTGTCTCTGTATAGTCGCCGTCGATATCTACAGAGGCACCATCAGTACGAACCTTGACACATGCTTTTTTCTGGTCATCGTCTAGCTTCTCAACACCAAGTGCTTCCTTGCATCCTGCTTCCATAACCTTCACATCGAACACTTCGCGTGTACCGTGCTTGGTTCCTGGGATGTAGGCAAGAATCTCAACTTCTGGTAGAGCAGGATCTATGTCACTCCAGAGTTTAGCAGTGCTGCTTTCGTGTAGTGCAGTATAGAGCTGGAGAACATTTAGATCCTTGATATTCAATTGGCCGATGTTTGATGCGAATACGATACCATCATAGCCGAAACGTACTTCGGTGATTTTACCGATAGCAGCTTCACACTTCGCCCATTCTTCATCTTTCATCTTAGAAGAACTATTGGCGATGTCTACAGTGTTTTCACCAGTTCCTTCACAGAGTTTTTTACGGCCGGCTCCAGAGCCACCGCCTTCAACAACTGGTGAAGGGAATTCGAAGTTTTCGCCAAAGGCTTCTGCAACAATAGTTGCGTAAGGTAGAACAGTAGAAGATCCAGTTACCTGAATTTGGTCACGGGCATGTGCAGTGGTTGTCATAGTTACGGCAAGAATTGCAGTGAATAGTGCTTTCATAAACGTCTCCGTTGCGATTGATTGTTTGAGTACTTATAGTATGGCACCCACAACTACCGCAACGGTGACGCTATGTTTTCATCATACACCCAAAATTCTACCAATATCTTCCTTGAGACCCTTTTGCGGATTACGAGTAAGATGCTCGTGTACTTGTTCAAAGTAGAATGCTGCATCTTCTGCACCGTGCTTATTCAGTGCATGAGCTGCAGCTTCAAAGAAGTCAATGACTTCATAGAGTGACACACGACCATCAGTGCCAAGTGCAGCACGATGAGTCTTACCGGCGCGCTGATTCATTCCAACCTCCATCTTTTAGTTTTTCTTTAAAGCTTGTGAATTCCTGCTTGGTAAGATTCAGGGTCTTACCAGGGACTTTGTCATCTTTATATTCTTGAACATAGTAACCATACGTACCCAAAGATACGCGGTACGTATGGTCGAACTTTTCGTGCTTGAACTTCATGTTAGTATCCCTGATTAGGCAGCGAGCGCAAACTCGACTGCCTTTTCTGCTGCTTTGATCTTGCGCAGCTGGTTCTGACCGAACCACTGGCTGTGCAAGCGGTTATCTGCGTTACGACCCTGAAGGTGATCGGTAACGAAGGTAACCGAGTTGAACGCTTGCCACCAAGTGCCTTCAGCGTATTCTGCACCCGGCTGGGTTTCCAGAACGTCCAGCGACTGAAGAGCCATACGAGAGATGGTGTCTTTAGTAACCTCTTTCTGCTTATCCTGACCAGAGGTAAGCGGGAAGACTTCGTTGTAGTACTGGAGCAGAGACTCAACCGAGAAACGCTTGGAACCAAGGAACTGAGCCATCTCTTTGTACTTGGCGAATTTCTCGTGGGCAATACCAAGAGTGGTTTTTACCGAGTCAGCGTCGAAAGCGGTACGGTGACCGACTTTCACCGCACGATCAGCTTGGCTATTCAAAGCGAAGGTGAGCGTGTTGTTGCAGACGACACGGATAGGAGTAAAGCGAACGTCAATGGACTTACCGTAGACGTGGGGGTTGCTGAAGAGGAAGTAGGAATCAACCTGGTCACCACCGAACAGATCAAACGATTCTTTCACCTTTGCAAGTGCCCAGACATACTGACCACCTTTGAGCGAACCAGCGGTGTGCATTTCCATATCACCAGCGAGAACATACTCGTTGAAGAACTCGAACGCTTGTTCGTTCTGGAGCGGGTGCCAGTTTTCACCCACGTTGGTCAGGATCTTGCCATCAGTCTCGCGCACGAGCGATTTCTGACCAGTCTTAACTTTCTTACCATTGAACTCGATAAAGGATTCGACCTCGTGAACCTTCCAGTCGACGCCAGCTTTCTGCATCATCTGAACAGGGGTGAGGTCGTTGCTGACCTCGGTACCAAGACCGTGCCAGGGAAGTTCACCAGCGTAAGCCATCGTTTCAACCATATGTGCCATGATATATTCTCCTATTGGGGTTTGATTAGAGACGACCGAAAGACTTGATAGCATCGCCATCAATGAGCTCTTTTTGAGCTTGGACGAGGGCGATTGCTTTTTCTTTTGCCGAGGTAATGATGATGTAGCCTTTAGCGGTAGTAGCGATCCAGTCTTTCGTCATCGGGTATCTCCTTGTTGATAGTAGTAATATAAGGCTTTTGATTTGAAATGTAAACCCCCTTATTCAGTTTTTTTGAAAAAAATATTCTGCTCTTTTTCTCTATCGTCAAGGTCATACACGGATCTGTACTTGTTGTTAGCTCGAATAACTTCGCCCAATACGCTTAGAGTTTCATTGCCCCATTCATCATAGCCAAAGTTCCAGATTGCATTCGTGTCCTTAGGAAAACAGCTTCCGCCAAATCCCTTCTTACCATCAAACCCCGGAACCTTCGTATGGGAATGTCCGATCCGATCGTCATTAGCGATAGCAGTAGCGATAACATTGTATCGTGCACCTACGGACTCGACAAGATCTTTCCATTGGTTGAACCATACCACCTTTGTAGCAAGGAATGAGTTAATCCCATACTTTACAAAACTGGCTTCGGCAGGTGTCATATAGTGAACGGGGGCTGGATTACAATTTGAATTGAACTTGTAAAGCTTATACACCTTCTTGGTATAGCTCGGATCCCCACCGAGAATATGGAATTTTGGATTCAGGAATTCATCAAAGGCATTCCGCTCAGTAAGGAATTCAGGGTTATACACAAACCTCTTATGATCGCATAGCTCCTGGATAAGATCTGGAGTAACAGTAGATTTAATAATAACTATACCAGAGTCAATCTTTCTTAGTTGGGCAACTACTTCCCAAATGGATCGGGCATCTATATTACCGGTTTCTTCCATAGGTGTAGACACGCAGACAAATGTATAATCCGGCTGAAATCTTTCTAGATCGTCCATATTCGCATGACCTTTATATGGGTCTACGATTAGGATATCGTTCGAGTTATTTCGAAATCCGAATTCGACGGCCTTACCTACGAATCCATAACCAATAATAGCAATCTTTGCGGGTCTATTCATTTAAGAATTCCTTACACTCATCTAGTTTTTGACGAATAAATTTATGATCATTCACCTGTCGGTTGAGAGGTGAAGGGTGGGGTAAAGTAAAATGGGAAATATTAATATCTGTTAGATATTTCGAGACTGTTGGCCCCCATGCAACTACTTTATCATGTCCAGAAATAGAACTACACAAGAAGTCGTAATCTACGTTCTTCTTATCCCAGTGTGGATCTGATGACAGATTTGTAAATGCTACTTTATCTATCCCAAGATAGTCTAGCCACTCTCGGAATCTAGATACAGCACCACCTTTTCTAGGCACTGACAGCTTGGTTGGGTTTAACCCGATGACAATCACATTTCTCATAATAACATCTTAACAAAGATTAAAGAAGTAGTAAATCTTTATTCTTCAAATCATCGAAATGAAATCCCAGGATAGCACTACGGCGGATAGTTTCCCCATTCACCACTCTATGATTCCACCCGGTGTTAATGAACCAAATCTCTCCCGGATTCATCTTCAACTGATGCACACCTTCTTTATCTCTGAACTCGAGAACAGAATCATTTCGATTTAAACAGATTTGTGCTCTACATATAACACTTGTATCTGCATCGATATGCCAGTTGAGTTCGTGATCCCCTTTCATCTCGCTCATTCGAAAACGATATACGTTATGAAACAGTTGATCTAAGACCGGTTTAGTGTATCTTAGATTATATGACGAATCCCATTTAGTATAGAGATATTCATTTACATCATCAGAAGAATCTTCGATTCTTTTCTGTAGAAGGATCTGACGATATTTATTTGCCACATGAAATACTTCTTCATAGTTGCAGTTTTGACTAATACCATAATTATCGCCACCGATATCATTACCACTATAAGTGTCAAGGATGTAATTTAACTCATCAACAACATTAGAAGATACCATCCCTATCTTTTCAAAGGTCTTCAACTTATCTCTTTTAGGACCAGTACCTCCCACTCTAGTTCGTTTGCTTTTCACTATCAAACATTTTTCAGCCATATCTACGTTTCCATTCTTCAATAGTAATTTCTGGTAACTGTGGTTTTTTACCATTATATATTATATTTTGCCAGCAATCTTTTCCGAAATCGCTTTTACAAGTAAGCATCATATCATCAGCCAAATGCCATGGGGTTTGGGTTCTATATTCTAATTTAACCCCAAAATATTTTATCGCTTGTCTTCGTGAAAGAGATTGCATAGAGATAAAAGCTGTTTCATAACCTTTAATATATTCTAACTGATAGGGAAGGATTCTCATTGTCGGACTAAGAAATGTATCAGTCTTTGGATTTGTGAATCTTCGGTAATCTCTGTAAATATAAGTTCTAGTCAAAACTCTATAACAGTCATTATAGTATTTTTGAACTGTAGAAAATGCCACCGGTTTATCCCCATCAAAGAGGAAAAACCATTCTGGATAATTTAAAAATGTGTCTGGAAGAATGCTAAACCATTCAATGTTTCTTTTATCATATAGATTATTTTCTCCACCTATTCTTTTTAGTTCATTCTTGAAATTATCTATGCCATATTCTCTCAGAGTTATGACTTTTTGATCAATCGTATAAACCATGCTGCCGGATCCCATTCATACCATTTCTTGCCAATCTGCCAATCTCTAGGCCGATCATGATGATTTGCATGCCAACCTTCACCACCGGTAAAGATGTTAACGAATGCAGAGTTTCTTACCTTTTCACCAGAGTGACAGATAGTATTCAGTAGTCCAAACCCCAGATATCCCCAGAACATAGGAAGACCGATAAAAACTAGCCACCAAGGGCCGGGAAGTATTATCGCCCCTCCGACAACAGTTACCATTCTGATTGTATTATGGTGTTTATAGAACCACATGACTCTCGGATTCTTCAACAGATCTACTACATGTCTATGCTTAATAGCAGGTACTTTAAATGTAGAGGTAAGAATCTTCCAAACTGGTTGGTGCTTTGGGGAGTGAGGGTCTTTTGGTGTATCAGAATAATTATGATGTAACCGATGTACACCAACCCATCCTAAAACAGGACCTGCACCAGACAGTGGGCCTAAGATTAAAACGAGATATTCATACCAAACGCCTGCTTCAAAAGCTCTATGAGAAAAATATCTATGATATCCAGCAGATATTACTATAGAAGATAGGATCAACCACCAGATAAAACTATAGATCAGAATTTCAATCATACTAAATTATCTCTTTAATTAATGTCGCTGCATAATATCTATCCCCGCCTAAGATACTCTTATATTATACCTAGGCGGGAAAGATCTGTAAATCCCCTATTTTGCGAGAGGATTATCTAGTGCTTCTTGCAGAGCTTGTTTCATATCTTTCTCAAGAGTCCTCATAGTATCACGAACATCCTTTTCGGTTTCCCGATTTAGATTTTCCATGATGCGAAGGCGATCATCGATGTCACGCTGAGTCTCTTTTACTCTGCGTGATGCATCTTCTGATACACCTTCTACTCTTAGAATATCCTTACGAAGATCATCTTTGATGTCTCTGGTATAGTCGATTGCGTCTTCTAGTTTCTGCAGCTGCAGTTCATTTGCCGCTTGTATTGCAGTAATATCGATATTCTGGATAATCTCCTTCATATCCATATAGTCTTTATAAAACTCAAAGCCGCCCCAGAGAGCACCGCCAGCGGTAGATAGTGCGGTAAGGATGATCATCATCTTACCGCCTCGAAATGTCATGCCAGCGAATTCAAACTCTGCCATTTATTCACTCACTCTTCTGAATCGCTTTTACCTTTAAGGTAAGCCTGTGCACCAAAGAAGGCAGCAACTAAACCAGCGATAGCTACGAAGTAAGTCGGAGCAATATCACCAATGATCTGTGCAGCACCTTCAATTGCAAAGAAACTTGTTACCAAGATAAGGACCGGGTAAAGAAGCATACCCCAAAGAGCAAACCATGCCATTTGGCGGATCTGGTCTTCTTTCTTATCTTCATTCTCGAGCATTCTTTTCTTATGTTCGAAATCCGAAACTTCTCTTGCTCTTGCCATCTCATCATCAGTGATGATACCATCACCATCTGTATCGAGGAAATTATATGCCGAGTCTTTTTCTAAAGCCTTTGCTTCTACTTTTGGTGTTCTTGTTCTAGGCGTTCTTGCAGCCATTATCTTCTCCTATAGTTGTATTATACCATAAAGCAGATCAAGGCAGCATAATTAGTTTTCAAATTGCAGTTCACGAAGTTGCTGAAGCTCTTGTTCTAGCTTCTGGACTTCAAGTTGTTTCTTTCTTAGTTCCAGTTCATAAAGCTTGTTACAATCAATTCTGGACTTTACTCTTTTACCAAGCGGTATAACGATTCTACTATACACACCCACGTCACCGATTTGATTACCCATATCCTTATCGATAATACCGGTAACACCAAACTCTAACTGAGTGGCAGATCCAATCGCATTTGAGCAATCTAAATCCCCCGCTCGAAACTGGTCCGACTGATAATTCATAGAGGACCCAGGAATAGCTAAGTTCAGGGAAGAACTTGTATCAGCTAATGCAGGTAATCCCATCAAAATGAATAAAACAGCATAATATTTCATTTCGCCTCACTTTTTTATTTTTGAGCAAATCTTCGATGATATACCCGAAGCCCCTATATTTTCTTTTACTAGTTTCGATAATGTACAGATATAAACTACACTATCCTTATCTTTATCCCTAATATATACATCAAACGTTTTTGTTTCAAGATAACCTACCCTTAAAACTCTTTCAGGTGTTGCGAACTTAATTGGTTCCCATTCACCAGAAAAAACACCAATCTCGTAATGCTCTGCATCATTTCTTCTATTATATAACGAAAGAGTGGTTACCATTATACCATCTACATACGACGGATCTAATTTTGGATACGTCGGGATCATCTCGTGTGCGCTACCGATAGATGGCAGCGCACACATTAGAGTTACACATAACAACCTTTTCATCTTATTTAGCGATGCATTCGGCTGTTACGAGAGCGGTATAGTTACCACCAGGTAGCGGCTTATTGTAACCATATGCAGCTTCCGAAGTAACTTTGAACCAAACAGTTCCAGCTTCTGTTAAATTGAATTCAACCACGTTATCGTATTCTACTTTATTTGTTTCATAAGCTGACATAGCTGGAGCAGTTACTTCTGCTACTTCTACATCGCCTGACCAGTTTACAACGTCGGATAGACTTGGACTTGTCGAGAAGCTATTTGGCCAAGTAACTTTTGCCAGATAAGAATCTGCAAGTGCAACATCATAACGGATCTTAGGCATTACACCACCGTCTGCTGGTACAGTACTGAGTACGTCTGGGGTTGGCTGACCATATACACCACGTACATCGGTGTATATAGAGCATTTTGATTCGACTCTACCGTTGATCGGTGTTTCTATAGCAACAGCGGAGGTTGCAATAGCCGAAAAACCGAGAGCCACTAAAGTCTTCTTGAACATTTTAGTCCCCTTGTTTTAATTTCCATCATATTGCAACCTAACCATATCATTATGGGTTTGATCAGAGGCTAGGCTTCTCAATAAGCTTGTGTTATCAGGGATTTCACTATCTTCTAATGTTAACGTCTCTTCGTAAGTGCCACCCTGAATAACAACACTATAGTATGAATCTAATTTAGGAAGAGCTGCAAGGGCTTTTAACATCGCTTCTTGCTGGGCAACATCGGCAATCTCTTCGGCCGCACCACTGATTGATAGAGCAGCTTCGATATCCAATTCCTCTTCTGACTCTTCTTCTTCCTTTATTTCTTTCTTTTCTACTTCTTCTCCTAGCGGATATTCTCTTTCTAACTGGGCTTGAACCCATTCGTTATAATACGGATCGTTTATATTCTCTCTATTCAATAATCCATTATCTAACAAGTATTTATATAATGCATCTAAATAACCTGGACAGGCTGGGTCAGTAATCGGGTTATAACAAGTGTCGTACTTGTAATTATAGATCACTGTTACGTTACTTAGTGTCCCATCCCCGTCTACCCCAATCTCACCGTTCCCGAGCGCCTCGCGCGGGATCGGTAGCACTGGATCATATCTAACCATTGTGTTACCGGGTAATCCATCCCACACATCATTCGATTCATAAGAATACCCTTCACCAAGTGCATTCTCGTTACGAACATATACTGTAGCATCTGAGTTCGGATCTTTCTGAATCGTATAGCGGCGAAGAACACCATTCACAGCTAATCCAGCTTGTAGGGGAAGAACATCACCCATATTCCAGGTGTACCCATTAACTGTAGCGTTACCGGTTTGACCTACAATAACCTCAGAGGAGGAGTAAGAGGCCCAACAGAGCGCCGATACCAAGACCACCTTTGGCAGTACTCTTGTCGTCTTCATCCATATTCTTCCATCTGCTGCGGAGACCGTTCCCCTTGGGTTTATTTTCTTCCTCCATCGTCCAAGCTGCTTTTGCTTCTTCCCCGATCATACCATCATAAGGACAAGGGGTTCCAGCGTTCATCATAGCTTCGAACACACCAGGATCTTGGCACATAGTTGAAACTGCAGCAACTTTCATACCCATGTCATATAGCGTCTTAGCATTTTTTAAACGCTCACAGTTAACATCTCTGACAGTCTTACCTGCAGAGAGACCGAGGATTTGGGTTTGAACTGCACCAGCTACACCAACCGTACAACTATCAGTAGTAGAACTATTAATCGTTGGTGCAACCGCAGTAGATGGTGGGGAATATACTGTGGTGGTAGAATTAGAATCTACTGTGGAATCAGTTTCGGATCTGGTACAAATATAACCTTCAGGACAAGTCGTAGAAGATTCTTGCGCTGAAACTGATCCAGCAAATAAGCATAAAGTTATAACTAATAATTTTCTAAACATTCTATTATCCTTACAATTCGGTCATAATAAAAAGTTCAGTCGCATCGGGTTTATTTATGTATATATCTTTCTACATAAAAAAAGGGAAGCAAAAAGCTTCCCTTTTCTTTTTCTTATTTCAGATAAGATTAGAATTCGAAACGAACACCAACCTGAGCATCTTCATAAGCCATATCTGCGTCTGCCTGAACAGCACCGAAGACGTGGACAGCATTGCTTAGACCATAAGCAGCTTCAACACTTACGCCATCGAAGGTAAGACCGTCGGTGTTAGCGGTAGCATAGAGACGTGGTGCAACGGAAAAATCGCCGAATGCAAGATCAGGACCCGCTTCAAGTGCAACTGCTTCATTCTCTACTGAATAAGCAGCTTCACCGGAAACGCCGAGATAAGGGTTAGCGAAAGCTGAAGTGGCGAGGGTTGCAGCAGCTACAGTAGAAAGAAGAAATTTCATCATTTTATATTTCCTTTGAGATTAGAGTTAAGTGGTCCGTTCTGTTTCTAGGTGGAACCATACCCAAAGTACTTAAGCAGCTAGTGCGTAAGCCTTAGGAGCAAAGTTATCGTTTGCATTTGTAGGTTTGGCTGAATAACGTAGGCCAACACGGTAATCTCCACATCTTTTCAACACCTGTCGATCCTATTTCGAGCCCATCAGAAACATGCTAAGTTTACGACCATTACGCCAAGACCGGTGGGGTACCAAGCCTGTTGAGAACCTATATTAGGTAGTCACTTTATCCTGCATCCCTTAGCATGTTTGTGGTGGACCCGCTGGGTACTGCCCCCAGGTCCAGAATGTCTATCGTCTGCTTCAACGATTACAGATACTATTTAACCATATCTACTAGTGATTGTACATATCTAATTCCTATATTCCGGTCTGACGTGATAATTATGATACGCCCGTCAGAGTCGTAGAATATATGCCTATAGTTTTCGTATCTATGAGAGTAGGTCATTTACCAGATCTTTATAATCACCGAAAGTCAAGTAATCATAAAGATCGTCAACGTTGCGCCATAGCTGTTCGAGTGTACCATTGTTGTCAATGATGAAGTCAGCCATCCAAGGTTCGAGCGACATACTCGACTTGGGTTCAGTTTCAAGATAGTCGGAGCGGTCTACCCAAATAACATAGTCGACTAGACCATTGTTACGGATAGCGTGGAACTCACGCTTATTGCGCAAGCCACAGTAGATATCAGAGACTTCGAAGATTTCACGGCCGATCCGGGCAAGATCATCTTTGCAATAACCTGCAATAAGATCATACCATTCAGAGCGGTGATTCGATCTATCAGCGAAGCATTCGTCTACAGACTTGTATCCGTAGACGTCTTTGAGTGCGGGATATACTACGTTCTCTGCACAGTGCATGCTAGACGATTTAAAGCTAAGACCATGATGTTTACAAAGATACTCTGCAACAGTATCTTTGCCGTGTCGACCATGACCGATAATCAGTAATTTCATTATAAATCCTTTGGCTTATAAAAGATATGGCCGTCGATAGAAGCAATCTTTTCCATGCTCTTTGCCCAATATGGTTTGATATCATCAGAGTGGTAGAACAACGCACCTTCGGTAATATCTACTATACGTGAATAGTATACATCTTCTGCAAGTTTGTAAATCTCTCTGTAGACTTTTTTATCTTTGGGAGATTTCTTCTTAGATGAATTTGTCCAGCTAAATTGTTTCTTTTCATATACTACATCACAGATGTTATCTGGGAAATCCGGATTCTGTGATCTGTTCATTGTAACATTTGCCACTGCAATCTGACCTGCTTGAGATTCGCTTCTTGCTTCGAAGTATATATTCTTTGCAAGACATTCGATGTTCTTTAGGTCTTCGGTTTCTTCTACCATCTCCTGGATTGCTTTTAGATTATCCGCTTCAGTATAATTAGAAGTGGATAGAATTGTTTGTGTCTCGGGTGTTGAAACACACCCGATCATTGCATCGTCTTCCGACTGAGTGCAACCTACGATAGTAAGTCCCACGATGCAAATGTTCATGATTTTCATCATTGTCATTTGTCGCCTCGTTGTTGTTTATACTATGTTAGGTTTAAGAAAGTAATCTTAGTCTAACTTTTTAATGCCAAGAGCCCAATTCTCGGCAGCATCCTCTACATATCTCAGAGATTTATCTGGAAATTCCTCTGTAAAGAATAATCGACCATTATCGTCGAAGTATTGTATATATGCTAATTCGGATTTAAAGTCAAAGTGTACTTCAGCTTTACCTCTGCCATCGTTTGCTAGATAGGTGGAAATCTTACGCATATGCTACTCCGTTTCAATATCTTCTATAATCTGATCTTTTAGAATAATAGCTTTTCTATCCGTATCACTACCAATACGATCATTTAAAACTTTATAAGCTAGTGTAACCCTATCACATCCTGCATATGCAGCATGCCAGCAATGGTGGTTCGGTTCATCATGACGACCGAAGTAATACCATCTGCACTGCCAACCCGGAACATCTTGAATAGTTACAATCTCTTGCTTTTCTAAATCCCAATACTTAAAATAGCCATTACCTGTTCTTGACCAGGTAAAAAGAAGCTGATAAGCATTTGCATTCCAATTTGTATGCCACCCTACGAATCCACCTGGGGGATAGTAGTTAAACAGCGCACTAGAGTGAACCCCTAAAACTTCAGGGAATTTCTTTTTAACAGTATACTCAATGCTCTTCCATTTATCGGGGTCTCTTTGTGCCATCTGAGAAACCGGTTGGGAAAAATGTTGTTCGGGAAATCCAGAATGTTTACTACCAAGTGCCATTTGGGCATAGAGATTATCTTCGTTACAATATCTCTCACCATTACCCGGTGCATCTTCTGGTGCAAAGAAATGATATTTTGAATCGTTATAACCCTCGATGGATAGAAAGGTATTTAAAAATCCATCGAGGGTTTCTAGTAGTTCTTTATTTCTGATTACCACTTCAGTCATTAACAAACTCCTTTACCATAGGGAAGATCTTAGCAATTGCTTCAGCTACTGCTCGAGCAACTTCCATATGTTCTTTCTGTGTACCATTACCAGAACGAAGTTCGATATAGTGCACCCACGATCGAAGTGTACCGTTCATATAGATTCTGCTTACAGTATTGCCTTCAGGTAGAATACAACGTGCCTGTTCTTTTGCAATACCTTTACTAATAGCCCATTTATAGGCAAGTTGAGCTTCATGGATAACCTGCATCTGCTTCATCGCCCAGGCTTTTCGAAGTTCCAGATCTTCACACGGAATACTATTCTGACGATTCTTAGGATCTTGAAGACGGGCTTCTCTTAGAACAAAGGTGTCATCAAGAGTGGAAGGATCGGCGTAGCGCTGGCTGAATTCCTGGAAGCTAAAGCTTCTATGTCGGAGGATCTGCCTTGCGATGTCACGGGTGGTATCGATACCAATGGTTGCTGAACACATTTCGAGGGGTGACCAGTGCTTCCACTCGATAAGTCTTCGGATAAGTTTTTCTCCAGTATCGGTGTTGAACTGGTTAGCTGGGTTAGATACTCTGGCACAGTAGGCAATAAGTTCAAGCGCATCGTCAAACATCTCCTCAAATTCTTCTGCGGGGGCAGGTTGTACAACCAAATAGGCTTTCATAACCTCGGCGGCATATTTCATATTATTCTCCGATTGCCAAGAGCGGATTACGCGCTCCTTTCATCTCAGCACCACCTTGCAGATACTTCTGATATGCACGGCCATTGACCTTATACTTAATGAAACGCTTATTGGTTTCATTCTTATTTGGATTCTCGATGGTAATAACAATGTCCTTGCCATTCTTCACAGCTGCCATCTTGTTCAGCATCTTATCACCATCGGTCACACCGATGCCAGCGGTAGACATAGAGCTACGACGCTCACCCTTCGAAGTCTTAGTGACGCCACTTGATTTTTTACCTTTAGCCATAATTCACTCCTTAATATAATACCAGATCGCGTCTGGTCCAGTTTGATAATTTTTTCCGCATCTTTCTTCTACGGCTCTTTTCACATCAGGCATATCTATGTCATGACCACATATATATCCGCCTCTTTTTACCTTTGTTTCCCAAAGTTTAATATCGGCTTTAACAGCTGAATAGCTATGATCCGCATCAATAAAGACGAAATCAAGGGATTCATTTTCTAAATCATGTACGGCTTGTGTAGTCTTTTTACGGTGAATAATAGCTCTTGCGTTACTCTTCGCGTATTCTAAAACCTCTTGACAATACCTTCTATACTCCGGAGACTCACCCCAGATATCAACGCCATGCAAAGTTAACTGAGGGCAATTCTCAATTAAGTGTTTAAAGGTTACGCCTTCTTGTACACCTAACTCGGCACCAGATGTAAAGTTATTACTTTTAACTAGATTCTCTAGCCAAAGCTTTCTATGATTTTCTGGATGTTTTGTCATTAAAATTTAAAATCCTGGAACTTTTCTTTTTCAGCGTTATTAATATCGGTCTTATCGAAGACCGGTGTATCATCTACTAGATTATGATCAGTGGAATCAGCGTCGAATAGTCTCATCTTAGATCTATCTATCCCGACAATGAAACGCTTATTCTTATTAGGGTCATTGTAACGGTTCTTTAGCTGTTTAACCATGATCTGACCTTGCGCCTCCAGTTCTTCATTGGAGACCATTGCGAACATCAGGTCGGCGGTAGCGGGTAGTCCAAAAGACTCGGACGTATCTTCAAGCCCAGGATCAGAGCTACTGTAACCAGTACGTGTCGTCTGCGTTGCAGAGATAATCGGTAGGTTGAATTCAACTGCAAGTCCGCGAAGCTCCTCTGCGATTGCTTTGATATATGCATAGCTATTTACCGCTCCACCCATTTTCATACGCGAGGACGAGCAGATATTGAGATAGTCTATCATAATCATCTGAGGAATGAAACCCTTTTTTAGCTTCAATTCGTTCAATAGTGCTCGGAAGTGGTTAGCATTTGCCTGACCAGTAGGATATTCCTTAATGATCAGTTTACCGTTGGTCTTTGTCTTCAGCTTATTTACAGCATTCGCAAACATCTCTTTGCTCATGTTCTCGATCTGGTCAATCGGAATATCAAGCAGGTTTGCGTCAATACGTTCAGCGATACGTTCTTCACTCATCTCCATAGTGATGTATAGAACGTTCTTACCTAAGTTAAGAGCACTAGCAGCAAGATGACACATAAAAAGAGACTTCCCAACACCTGTGCCAGCCAGAACGATGTTGAGAGTTTTATTAGGAAGTCCTCCCTTTGTGATGGTGTTAAGGAGCTCGATGTCGAAGGGGATTCTTTCCTCTTGCTCATGATAGAACGCGTATCTTTCAAGTACATTCTCCAAATAGTCGTGGCCAATATTAGTATCAAATGAAACTGCTAGTGCTTTCTGTAGCAGATCGGGCAATGCATCCTTTGTAAGCTTCTGGTGCTTACCATCAATGACAGAGATTGATTCCATGATCGCATTAAACAATGCACGATCCTGGCACCATTTCTCTGTGCGATTATAAAGCCAAGACTCGTCAGCTTCATCTTTCTTAAAGATTTCAGGTAGGATTTCTACTGCATGACGATACTGTTCATCGCTGAACCCATTGGATTCGTCGATTTCAATCTTAAATGTTTCTGCATTCGGTAGCTTATTGTACTTTGCAACAAACTTCGCTACCTCACGAAACATCTGCTGGTATACGCCATCAAAGTATTCTGGACGAATGAAGGGCAACACTCGACGCATATACCCTTCATTCGTTAGCAAATTACGTAGAACAGTCTGTTCAATATTCGCATTAATCACTTTTATTATTTTCCTTCGTAACAGAATTCTCCAGTATGTTTGATAGTATCATAGCTGCAGTATTCTGTAAATCAAAATTTGTCTCTGCATCCAAATCTTCATCTGGACTGGATACAATATTGAAATTAAAGGTAAGGTGCTCGCCATCATTGGAGACCTGAAGCCGTTTATAGTTGATTACGGTCTCTGTGAATTCCCCGGTGAGGATCCGAATATCCCAGTTCTCACCTTCACCAGGGATCATTTCATAGTCAATATTCTCCTCAAGACTCTTCATCTTCTACCTCTACAATAGTATCCATGCTTACAAGAGACTCATGACCAATGCTGTATTGTTTTTGGATGAATTCCTTAAAGTCTGTATGACTAAAGATCGGATCCCAGAACTCTTTCGTAAGAGTAGCATCAAGACGAACCTTACCCGATAGTACTTCGCCAGTCTTTGGGTTAAAGCCTTCGTACCAACCCATAGAAGGATTACGCACGTACCCGCCAGCTTTCGCGACTTCGGTCAGACCAGAGTATTTCTGTACGCCGCCTTCCCAAGTAACAGTGATCGGAATCTTAGACTTCTCTTTGACATAACGAGATTTCTCAACGTTAATAACGAAGTTGTATCCAGTAATCTCGGTGCCTTTCTTTTCCTGCTGACGACCAAGGATCCAGATGTTATCTGCAGAGTAATAGATGCCAGTACCACCAGAGACAATTGCTTTCGGGAACAAACCCATCTCTTGATAGGTATGGTTAACAGCAATCATAGGAATATCCTTCATGGCAAGGTAAGGTGTAGCCATACGGAATAGACCTTTGAGCGCTTTGGCACGAGACATATCTGCAACTGATTTCTCGTTCAGTGCATCTTCCATCTCTTTCTTCGAAGCAAGGTTACCAATAGAGTCAATAACCACGATGACCTTATCATCGCGACTCAAGGATTCAAGCTGGTTAATCATATCGAACTTAAGCTCTTCTACGTTCGTAATCGGCGTGTGAAGGACACGATTGGTGTCAATACCAAACTGTTTAAAGTAGGAAGCAGGCGAACCGAATTCCGAATCATAGAACAGCATAACCGATTCGGGATACTTATTCATATATGCAGCTGCCATAAGCAATGCGAATGAAGTCTTAAAGTGCTTGGATGGACCAGCGAGCACCGTAAGGCCTGGTGCAAGCCCGCCGTCGATAGAACCAGACAGAGCTACGTTTACCATTGGTACGTCAGTCATTACCATATCTTTTTCATTAAAGAACTTTGACTCTGAAAGCACCTCAGTTGCTTTCAGCTTGGAGTTCTTCTTCAGTTTATCCATAATGCTCATAATTATTCCTCTCTATTTAAATAGCTATCATTAATCTTACCAGCTTCTTTGAGAAGTGTAAACCTCTCATTAAAGCGAGTAAGCATTTTTAAGCTATTATTTGCTCCGACACGATCGCACCCGCGTTTCTTTCTCGGGGTAGGAACTCTGGAACAACCGCCACCAACTCTTGGATCAGAACTAATATAAGTCGACACTGTATGATAATCCCCACCAAATTCTTGGATTACATCATAAAGTTGGTTATAGAATGTATGCTTCAATGTAATAAAAGATGAGATAGATGATTCGATAAATGCAGCTTCAACCGGAGAAACGTGTGCGCTCTGGGAGATATTAAAGGTAGAGAATCTATAATAAATCTCTTGAACTGCCATAGTAGAATTTGGTGCACCACCCATAATATGGAACGGGATCTGAAGTTTCTCTTCAATATGATTTGTTTCTGTTGGCACATCAGGATTATAAACAATGCGAGCATTACGACGGCAGATCCGGTCGACAAGATCGACTGATAGAGTTGTTTTAATAACAACACCAGCATGTGTGCTACTCAATACGCGAACAACATCCGATTCCAACTGAGATGCTTCGACTAAACCGTCTTCATCGATGTTTACTTCAGTACAAACGAATACAATATTCGGACCCCATTCGAGTAGGTCTTCAATGTGTTTATCTACATTGTCCACTACTAAGATCTGATTTCTAGGCTTAGTAAAGGCATATTCTAGAGTTTTAGCAGTAGTATTTGTACCGATAATACCTACACCAAAGAACTGTTTAGATGTATCGACATTCGATTCGAACTGTTCTTTTTCATCTATAATTTTATTTTCTTCTGTCATTTAGACAAATCCCCATTCTACATTTGCTTCATTAAAGATACTTTTCGACAACTCCCAAGACTCTGCCCAGCGAGGATTTGTCGGATCGCCATCCATAACCACACGCTTTACGCCAACTTGGGTAATGCCCAGCGCGCATTGATCGCAGCAAGGAAGTCCAGAAACATAGATCGTAGCACCATCTAGCGACACACCATTGTAGGTAGCATTATAGATCACGTTCTTTTCTGCGTGTACGATATACTTATACTTGAGCGAACGGTCAGTCAGACGTTCGTCTGTGTCTTCGATGTTACGTGGAAATCCATTATAACCGGTGCTAAGCACCTGACCCTTTGGGCTAACTGCTACTGCACCAATCTTACTCGACGGATCTTTCGACCAGGTTGCAACCAACCTAGCCATATCCATATATCGCTTATCCCATTTATTGATATCCACTTGTAGCTACTCCTCCTAATGCTATAGCAAACACTGCTATCATCCCGCCGAATGCGACTGGCTCTTTCTTAAATTCTTCCCTTTCAGCTGCGCATCCAGCCAATAATAGTAATAGTACCACAGCTTTAGACAATTGTATACTCCATTGATCTGAATAGTCGATCCATCGCAATCCTATGTTCCATTGGATTAGTACGAATAGCACTTGTTTTCAATGGATGTTTGTCACGATTTAGGATTTCTGGTGGCACGATATCGGCAAATGTTTGCTTCAGTACTTTCTTTTCGCCATTACGTTCTACGTATGGTGTATTCATTGCATGCTTACAGATCGATGGTGCAAGGAACGGGCAACGAGTCTCGATCGTGTATCGCATCATAGTACGATCGATCTTAGGCATATGGTAGTATGGTAGTTCGCAGAACATATCTGACATTTGGCTATCATACTCTTTGGCACGGCGATATCCACCAAACAGTTCATCAGCACCGTCACCAGTCATAACTGCATAAAAGCCAAGCTCACGTAGCTTCTTAGCCATAGCAATCTGTGGCTTAACCGAACCTAGATCGACAGGCGACTGGTGTACGATCAATGCTTCATAGTCAGACACATCATTAAGCCGAACGTGGTGCATGGTGTCACCAAGATGCAATGCGAGGTTAGCAAAGCCTTTCTCGGCATTGTCGACGTGAACAGCAGTGACTTCACGACCAAGTTGCTTGATCAGACCATAGATGATAGTGCTATCTAGACCGCCAGAGAGCAGCACAGCTACTTCACGTTGACCACCAAGACGAAGCTCAGTAGCTTTCAACAGATCAGTGCGCAAGTCAGTGCACGAGACTTTGTTCCAATCCCAGTACTCGTACACTGCTCCACGATAGTAGTAGTGACCAGGTGGGATCTGTTTAATCTCATTCCATGGAGTACGTGCATCAGGAGAATATCCCCATTTCATAGTGTTCGACATAAACACTTCGTCACGAGTAGTATGGCCAAGAGGAATTAGGATATCAATCTCAGATGCCAAAGCTTCCATATCAGTACGGTAATAGATTGGCTTCTGGCTCAGATAGTCAGTAGCTGCAATGATGTTTGCACCGTATGTGGTAACGAATGACCAGAAGCCGTCGAACTGGTGGAATGCATTAAAGAGTTTATCATCTTTCCAAAACTCTTCGATAGCACATTCGATGTCAGTCTCGTAGCCGAGTTCTTTATAATTGAAAATCTCACCAACGAAGAGTGCAGGCGGATTACTATTGATTGGCTGGATACAGACTGCTGGATCCAGATTAACAAACGGTAGACTGTAGTGGGCAAACTGCATTTCATCTTTGTGACCGAAACGCAGATAACCTTTGTAGCCAGGTAGGCCACGATAGCTCATATGTTCAATGAGTTGGCTAAGATCTTGTGGCAGATCCTTACCAGCAATAAATCCACACATATTATACTCCTATTAGTTTGCCGAGGGCAAATCGATCATTCTCGAAGCAGTGTAAGCTAGTACTCGAGAAATGTAAATAGCCAACTTGCGCATCAATGCCACTTTGGTCAATCATCCATTGTGTAAGACGATTGGCAAAGTATAGATCATTATGTAGGTGTCGCACGACGTCGCACGAGCGCATGTGATACGAACAGTGTAGTTGTCCACCACGTTCCATAAAGTGCCAACCGAACGAGCACGGTACACGTTCGCCTTGGTTAGCTGCTACGATATCTTCAGGAAACCACATAGGAACATAGCACTGACGCGTGGTGCTATCTTTTCTCAGTAGCTCTACAGCATCACCAAGGTTACCAGTCTTGAACCGAATGCCATCCATACTCGGTGCCCACATACGTTCTGGATACGAATGCGAGAATGCTTCTTGGTTCTTAGACAGATACTTCTCTGTATCTTTGAGCCACATAGTATGAGAAGGCGGTGGATTCAGAGGAATCCCGCCTGTACGTTCGTCGAAGTGTATGTCTGCCCATGGTTGTGATGCACCGAGCTCATATGATGCATGATTACTATCAGCATACATCGGTGCTACTAGATCCGCGTGAAGAATCTCCAGGAAGATAGGCGGAGAGGTCGTACCCTGCCAACTTCCGGTTTGTATCTGATAACCTTGATGATACAATAACCTGCGAAGGTTCTTCAGACCCTCTGCTAGTGTTCGACCTGATACTCTGTTCATTACTAACCCTTTCTCTCAATCCAGATGAAGAGAACCTATGGTTCCTCTTATTATAATAAATGTCAATGCCAAGCTGTCTACATTCTTCTTTACCAGTAAAGTCTTTGAACCTATACTCTTCGCCAATAATACGAATGTTGATTGGATACATCTGTAGAATATCTATTAGATCTGCCTCAGTATGATACGGCACAATCTCATCCACATAGCTGACAGCTGCCAACTGGGAGTAACGTTCTACAATTGTTTGCACTGGCTTATTCTTTTCTATTCTATCAACAGATGGGTCGATCTGTAAACCACAAATTAGATAGTCGCACACACTTTTTGCTTCGCGGAGCATAGCAATATGCCCCGCGTGCAAAAGGTCGAAGGTGGAAGCAGTAAATCCTATTTTCATTAAATGCTATCGTATTTCTTTTTCCATGCGCTGCCACTGGTACGAAGTCCTTCGGAAGCAAGCAGTTGTTGATACATAATCCGAACCACCTCATTGCGGTTCGGAGCGTTCTGGATATCACGGATGGTCTGTGCCTTCGCAGTCTTCTGACCCATAGTGCGAACCTCACGCTTACTTACCATTTCAACAGAAGCAGCCTTTGCTTCTTCGAAAGGGAGAGTCTCGAGCGATTTAACAAAAGCTTGATATTCCATCATTTGAACATTTCCTCTTTTAGTTCGACGAAGTATTGTGCGCCGAAGGCGACCCCCGAAGCATCAAAAAGATCTTCGAGGATCATTTTAACGGTCGCCCAAGTACCGAAGGAATGGGTTTCAACGATCTGCTGAATCATCTTCTCTTTGGTCATCTTGTATCTCCCTTTGATAGGAGTAATATAAGACTTTACTTTTGAAATGTAAACCCCCTATTTTGGAAATATTTTATATTCCTAGGAGTTTCCAGAATGCATGATGAGAAGCTTTAGGGTGGCCCTTAAAAAGATTTTTCATAATTAATCGGATCTTTTCTTTAGGAACATAGTAGAAATCGCTACGGCGTTTGTAGGTTAACACATAATCCATAGGATTAAAGATTTTTTCTAGCGGATCTATTTCGTTATGCCATTCTGCTACTACAACTGGACGCCACGTCTTTATAGTTTCCAATCCACCAGAAAGAACATATGGCTCCCAACCTTCTACGTCAATCTTGATCAAATCAACATCTTGAAAATTATACGAGTCTAAAGTGTTTACTTCTAAAGTCTTAAATTCAAATTTAGTGTTAGACTTTATCAGATGATGGCCATTCTCTACTTCCTCTTCCTTCATAAATCGGGAAGTACCACATCTATCATATTTCATTTTATAAAAAAGAGAAGAGGGTTTATCCGATAGTCCGGTATTGTAGGATGTCACATTTGTTATATTGTATTCTTCTAGGTTTTTATTCAAACAATTGTAAAATGGGGTACAAGGTTCGAAGGTATGAAGTTCTTTAAAATACGGAGAAAGACCTATAGCCATTTGACCCACGTTGCCTCCGATATCAATGCAGGTTCTCCTATTAGCCTTGTCTGGAAGAAAGTATTCTACCGTAAACTCTGCCATATGGTTTTGCCATTCAGCAGGGGACCAATTGCTTAGCCCATTATCATTTTCGGTGTCGATTACCCACCATCCATTTAATTTTTTCATTATACGTTCCTATATGCGTATTCTAGAGCTCTATCAGCTTCTACATTTAATGGTCTATTCTCGTACCAATTACCGTTTTCATTATCGAATTGTTTGCAAAGTTCTGCGATTTGCGAAGAGGTGATTGGATATTCCTTCTCGATCGCGCGTGCGGCGATCGCGACCATCATCTGATACATCTTGTGATACCAACCTGTATTGGTAATGGTAACATATTCTAAAGCAAGTTTCTTAGGCCAGAACGGACAATCGTGATAGCTATTCCAATAGATGCCAGTGTTCTGCATCATAGATTTGCGGTGGTTTACTACTTGATCTGCTAGCTCAGGAGGTAGTCGATCGAGAAAGCTATTGCCACTCTTAGCCCTATCTACGTAGGGGTATTTAGCAAGTAGATCAGATACGCAGAGTGGGACATTGCCGCCACTAAAAATAAAATTAAAAGCATCACTATACGTCGCAGGGATGTAATACATTCTGCTGAGGTCTTTACATTGTTTATCTCCTGCGTCGTTAAGATGCGATTGGAGGGCGAACCAGAAATGTTTAATATCTGATGTTTGTATATGCCGATCAAGCTCGAAGACAAGCCTAAACTTTGGTTTATCAGGACGCGAGCTTGCAGTAGAATAACACACATACCGCCAGCCAGCAGTCCGTGAATTAACATAATCATTTAAATCTCCATTAATCTCGACGTCATCAACATCAACAGCACACCAACCTCCCCAAGCAAGTACATTTTTGTTTGAGCGTGTGGTTCCAGTTTCGTATACAGCTGGAGAAATAAGTTCTGCATCTTTCTTACCTTTCTTTGGTTGTTTAGCCAAACCATAAAGTAATTTCTCTAGCTGGTCAAAGCTAGAGAAATCCATTCTACGGTGTGTCTTATTATCAAACTGGCTCTTAAAGAGCGTTAGGGAGATAGTCACTTTATACCACCATCATATGAACCGAAAGCCCAATATCTTTCCTTACACCACCAACATTTTTTACAAGGTGACTTAGAACTAATAATGCAACTATTTGTTAGCGTAGAAAGTTCTTCGATGCCAAATTTCTTATATTGTGCAGCAATGAATTTTTTATCTACAATAGACCATGGAAATTCATATGGATGTTTTGTATAAAGTTCTTTTATACGATTATCGTCATTCCATATATCGGTTTCTCTAGCGCTTGGCCCACCTAGACTAATACCATCTAACACCGCTTTACAGTGATATCTTTCATTAAGATATTTTCTTGAAACACGAGTCATTTCAATCTTTGTACCATCTGGACTAATATAAGGAACCACAGTTAAAGGTTGGATCAGGTCATAACCTGTTTGATCCGTAATCCATCGGATTATGTTTTCTACTGTTTCATACGGTTTAATACTAGGTTTAGATACATCATATCCTGTTACTGGATAAATGTATACCCCATCTTTTCTATTCTGAGCCATTTTAACAAGTAGATAAAGAATAAGGGCAGAATCAATCCCACCAGATAGTTGTACCCCGATAGATTTAAAAGATCGGGGGAACTTTTCGAAGAAATCTAATATAATATTCTCGTGCTCTAGCAGCATTAGAAAGCCGAATTTAGATTGCCATGATTTCCATAATGGGATGGGGGTTGCCAATCAGAGGGTTTAATCAGATCCGGCAATCCAAACGGATTCGGTCTACCAGGCTTTACACCAGGTTCCTTTTGCATATTGGCCCAGTGGACACGGTTCCAAGCATCACTAGCATTCACACCAAATACATCCAGTGTACCAATAGCAAAGACACATAGGTCAATCAGACCGTCTACAATCTCTTCTGGGGCCTTTGCCGCATATGCTGCCACAGTCTCATCCAGCTCTTCTTTACACATCGACAGACGAAACTCTAGGTATTTGTCCATGAGTTCTTTGTTATGTTTGTTCTTCTCAAACCATTCATGCACACCAAACTTATCGTGCATGTCATGGATATCATTTGCCCAGTTATAACTCATATCATTCTCCATTCTTTATATTCATATTATACATCATTTGATATTGTTCGTAAACACTTATGTATTACTATATTCTACAACCCTCACAAAGGAATCGGTCCGGTCACCGTCTTTCCTCCATATCTCCGAAGCTTCCTCAGCTTCCCAGAAATTATTAAATAGCACCGGATATATCATACCAAATCCTATATAATCTCTTTCCGTCTTAGTCGACAATTGATCTTCAGTGACGTAAACCCAATCATCCCCCATCTTAACCTTTATGGCATAACTTTTACTCATCCAAATATATCCTCCAATGTAATACGTTCTTCAGAGTTCCAACCAATTGCTTGCAAGATAGGCTCAAGTGGCTCGAGGAACGTCTTTTCGAATTGCTTATCGTAGTCGATATATTTATGGAGATTTAACTCGGGTGGCAAATAGTCCGGATAGGCAATTACATTCTCTTTAATAGGATTCGGCATTTTTAGATAGGCGAACTTAATCTTTTCACCTTCCTTAATGGTCTCGTACTTGTTCTCAAGACCTTTCTCTTTCAGGTAGTGGTTGTAGAGCAAAGCAGCCCGGACGTGGATCGGGCAGCCTTTTGAATAGATGTCACGCTTATCCGCCCACTTGTTAATCTCGGTAACGCCGCGGGGGAAGGAAGCATTCTCCGGATGCAGATTACGGAACTCTGATTTAAAGTTCTGGATAAAGCGCTGCGTACCTTTCTCGTCGCCCGCGATCATAAGCTTAAACACTTTCTTAAACTTATCCCGCACGATCTCAGGTGTAGAAGACTTAATCGCTTCAATGCCCATGATCTTCATCTTCGGTTCAGCGTACTGGACACCTTCGGAGTTATGCACGTTCAGGATGTACCGCTTCTTTGCTTGCCAGATGCCACGGTCAGCAATTACCTCCCGCTCCATAACCATGCGGGGCTGGAAGCATTTCATATGTTTGAACAGTTCCTCCATTGAACCTTCAAACATCTTATTAAAGTGGTTGTCGCACACTTCGGATAGGAACGCCACCGGGTCTTTTGGTTTAAACTTTTCGATGAACTGAGAGAAATCTACGTACACAGAGTCCGTGTCAATAGCGATTACGTAGTCTTTATCCGTGCCAAGAATCTTATTCAGTTCGGCGTTCACCGCACGTTCACACCACTTAATAACAAACTGTCCAGTCAGAGTAATACCTTCGGCGATGCGCAGATCAAAGTAACGGTAGTACTGGTTACCCAATGCACCAAAGAGGCTGTTGAGTAGAATTTTAATCGCCATCTGGCGATTGTTCAGCTGGTTAATCTCACGTTCAATCTCTGGTGTAGGAGTCTTCTGATATGCGGATTGTGCCGCAAGCATCTTTTTCTTAGTAGCTTTACGATCAGCATAGTAATCCACAATGATCTTAGGCATAACGCCTTCTACATCTTTACGATACACAGAACCATTTGCCGCGACTGCGATGTCACGTGCAGCTTGTGCTGGATGCATGACAGGACCAGACCGGAGATAATAATCCACACCACCCATAAGCATATCCGACGGATCTTTTAGTAGAGTCTCGGGAGACATGTTCCACTGGGCAATGATGTTTGGATACAGGGAGTTAAGGTCAAAGCTAACCACCCACTTATACATGGCAGGGATTACTTCTTTCACGTACCCGCCCGCGAACTTTACATCGATCTTTTCCGCACGCTTTCTATGTGGCACTGCAATCTTTTTTGTATTCAGCTCGCGATAGACGATTGAATCCCAGATAGCGGTAGTACCAAATGCATCTGAATAGTTTACGCCGGCACGATATGCAATCGTAAGACAGAGTGTAATCAGTTCCATCTTTTGGTCAATACGTTCTACTAGTTCGACGTCTTTAATGTTATAGTCGATATACAGCTGATGGTTTTCGTTATACAGATTGCGAAGGTTACCGTATTCTTCATATGACAACTTACGTTCACCCAGCACCACATACGCAATGTGGTCTAGCTTATAGGATTCCTGTGCACCATAGCTATAGCCAAACTTCTGGAACAAGTCATAGTAGTCCATCTGGGCAATGCCGACGATGTCATACATGTCCATGTTTTTATTCTTAAACTGGACTGACTTCTTCTCGATCATACCCCAAGGGGAAAGCGACTTAGCGGCTTTCTCGTCACCAAGGCGGGCAATGCGGTTAATGATATAGGGCATATCAAAGAATCGCATGTTCCATCCCGTGACAGCGTCAGGATAGTCATTCTTCCAGAACGTAAGGAATTTAACTAGCAGTTCAATCTCTGATTCGCACTTATGGTACTGGATCAGAATGTCTTTATGACTTGATTTGCTAATATCCCAGTCTTTTAATCCCCAGACATGATAGACGCTGCTACGGCTAGTCTTAAGCGTAATTGCAGTGATTGGGTGTGCTGCTTCTTCTGGTGTGGGAAAGCCAGCGTCGGAATAAACTTCGATGTCGATGTTTGCCACATTCAGGAACGACCGGTCGAACTTAATGTCACCAGGGAACTTGCTAGTAATGAACTGGTGGATATAGTTCGTATTACCCCAGAACTTAAAGCCGATCACGTCTTCGTACTGTTGCATGAAGTCACGGGCATCACCCATGCTATCGAATTGCATCGGTGCTACGGATTGACCTTCCATGGTAGTCCACTCAGACTCTTTGCCACTGTTGTTGGGGACAAAAAGAGTAGGACAGAACTTATATTTTTGTGTGATCGGTGTACCGTTATCGGTGTATCCACGATAAAGGATTTGGTTGCCAAAGCGAGCGACATTGGTGTAAAAAGACATAGTACCTCCATGATTGCGTTTATTCTATCACAGGTTGGAACTACCGTATACCCCCTATGACAGCTACTAAATGCAATCTGGTTTCTCTACTAGAATTAAATGCCGTATGGTGTTTTGTAGTATCTGCCATCCACCATTTATCTAACTCGAGGTGTTTTACCTCGTCTTCTATTACCATGAAACACCCTTCTTGGGTTTTTATCGGATAATGTAATCTAGGCATGCCTTCATCCACATGCCAAGTTAGACAAGTTTTAGGTTCCGATTTAAATATCCTAACCCTACCTAAAATATATCTTTCATTTAAAGTATTATAGATTTCTTCAAAAACGGTGCCTTTAAAAATATTACAAAGAATTGTAAAGTCTTTTTCGTGTAATCTTATTTTTTTATTTGGCACTTCTATCTTAACAATACCGTCTTCTTTTATTATCTTTTTATTAGACCAGTCTTTTAAAAGACTACCAGTGGCAAGGGTATAATCATGCTCAAATCCAGGAATAGTAGTTAATCCTATTTGTCCATGGCGGTCTAAACACTTAATCATTTCAGGAGTTAAGCATTTTAAAAGATTAGGAAATTTAGGAAGATCTGTTATTTCTTCAAAGTGGCTCACTTTTATCTCCATGATATTTTCGCATAATATTATGATTCTCTACAATGTCCATTAGATTCGATTGTGCTTCCATTGCAGTTAAAAACTCACTTCCATCTTCAACATGATTAATTATGTTCCAGAACATCTCTTTGTCGATATTTCGAGCCATACAGTAATCCACAACCGCGGCCATTATATAATCAAACTCTGTTAGACCGAGGTGATTTGTTTCTTCTTTATCCATAGAAAAATACCTCCATGCTGTGCACAGAGGTATTTATTGGTTTTAATTTACGATTTTACTTCTTTTTACCGTTTATAAAATCTAATTCTTCGTCGGTATATGGCCACATTACTTGCCGCCTTTCTTCTTCTCTGCAAGGAGTCGAAGATATGTGTGATCAGGATCTAGCATATACTTAATCCTTTTTTGAAACGAAAGAATACATTTCCTGAGCCTTCTTCATAAGGTCCTCAGTTGAATACATTTTTGCAGCCGCTTGATAGTCCTCGAAGGTCTTTCTACCTTCGTCCATAGCCTTTTGCATGAAAGCAAGGTTCATCTTATAGCTCTGATCCATATAATCCTTGGCAAGTTGAAGGATTTCGGCACGGATTTCGAATGGGTTCTTATTCATAGTAGTTCTCCTGTGTTGTGTTGCGGGGAGCACCATACTCCCCGCTGTGTGTTATTTCGTATTGCCGTATGCAGTCTGACGTGCTAATTCATGTATATCGTATCGGCTAAGACCCATATCTAGAAGTTGATAGTCAGTAAGTCTACCAAGTTCTTTTATGGTGCTTTTGTATGCCTTATGTTTAGCGTAGTTGCTGCGTGCGGTTGAATATATTTCAGAGATGAGGGTCAGTAATTCGTTGACCGGACTCTGTAAGTAATGTGCGATTGTTAGAATGTAATGTGTCATGTGTTTCCTCGCTATGACCGATTTCGATTTTACGAGGACGCAATTCTTCTGGGATTACATACTTCAGTTCAACTGACAGAATGCCATCCTTAAGATCCGCTCCGTGTACTTGTACGTGTTCAGACAGCCTAAAGGTGCGTTTAAATTTCTTCGTAGAAATACCACGATGAATAAACTCTCTACCTCTGCTTACGTGATCGCCCGTAACTGTCAATGTACGGTCTTTGACCTCAATTGAAAGCTCATCCCTAGAGAATCCCGCTACAGCAAGTTCGATTAAATAATCTGTCTCGCCGGTTTTGATAATGTTATGTGGGGGATAATGATCGTTCGCATGCTTAGCGACATGATCAAGCTCATTCAAAAGATGGTCGAAGCCAATAAATGAGCCACGGGGAAATAGTTGTTGTACGCCTGTCATTGTGTTCTCCTTTTTACAAGCAAGATGTTTAATGCGACCGGTTACTTCCGCATCGACAGCTGTATTTATACCCATCTACTTATTACCATAGTGAATACCTGTTATACGTTTTTAGATATACGCACATGACGAGATAATGATGCGTCTATACTACCTTCGATCCCAAATGAAATACCTAATCTAGTTCCATAAGGTTCTACTAGATGATATTGTCCTCTTGGAACCCATATCATACTACCTGGCTTAAAAAAAGATGTATATAATAAATTAGCTTCTTCTTTATTTAGACTTTTTTTAGCATCATCTTTATAAGATTCAATATCATTTGCCGCCCACATAGACCACTCTACATTACCTAATACTTGTAAATAAAGGACGTCCATTGTATCTCGATGGATTCGAAAACTTTTTGACTTATTAGTAAACCCACCAAAGAAGTGAGAGGTAATTGTATTACTAGGAAATGTAGATTTTAATTCTTTTATAATATCTTTTACAAATGCGGGTGCGGAATTTCTTCGTTCTATCGCAGTTAAGGTAAATGACAATTTAGATCCGTTCAATACTCTTTGAGAATCTGGATGAGTATCTAGCAACATCATTGCTTCTTTCCAACCGAAAACTGATTCCGGAGGCAATTCGTAATTATTCGGTCTATGATATTTCCGGCTACGAATTGCCTCTTTAAAACTTTCATCAAACATCATTTATTACCGATATTATACTTCGGGCAAAGCTCCCATTCATCTTTTTCTTTAAATGGTATAATCTTAATTTGTCTAAGCGGTGCACAATCTAAGTTACCTGCACCAGCAAGTTTTATTAATCCCCAATCGCTTAAAAGGGTAGTAATTGTATTTCTACGCTGAATATCATTCATCTCTAGATTCGATTTCTTACCGTCAAGGAGGAATAACTCCTTAAAATGGACGATAAAATATCTACCCTGCTTATGAAGAATATGACATGATTGGAATAGTTTTTTATCTTTGCGTGATGCCACGCCGATACGTGTAAGCGTTTCACGAACTTTTAGGAAATCGTCTGGTTCGTCCAGAATGATTTCTAGCATATCCTGTGGTGTCCAATGGACATTATTATTTTCTTCTACCACCTTTTGTTACCTTCTCTCTCAAATTCAATATTTGGTCGGATGTCAACAGTGGTAGAACTTGGCGGGCTTTTTCATTGCTATAGCCATAGTATTCTTTCACCACTTCAACATCATTTACCAATTCAGGTTTATCCCATTTCGAGAAGCGTTTACGCTTCCTAACAATATTTATAAGAAAAGAGAATTGTAGTTTTTTGTCCAGGTGGTGGTTGCGGTTCATCTCGTTTGCCGCTAATACGGTGTCACTAAAGTAACTGAGTGACCTGTTAATCGTAAAGGGGATGTATGCTTTCTCAGTAACTTCGTCGACCATTAGGTCTTTCTTAGTATCATTAATAGCATTTACATATTCAAAGGGATTCATTATCAAGTTCCTGTTGTATTAGGTCACGTATTTGATCTGTGATGCAGATCTTATTATCGCCATCGAATGCCCACATCCATATATCGGCTGGGGTGAGATTATTATCTATACAATATTTTTCCTGTATAGGCTTGGCTTTTCTGGTTATATAAGTCGCATCAAACTTAGGCAATATTTGATTGGCTACTAAACAAGCATTCGAGTTAAAATAACTATAACCGAAATATTTGTCAATCGGTACGGTTAAACTCATAGGTAAATTATCAGAGAAAATAATTCCGGCTCTCATTCCACCTAATAAAAAGTTTTTACTTAGACTAAATGCTACTGCATCAAATACCTCTAAGCCGGTCTCCAACCTATCAAGAGTAGTACCATAGAAGGCACAGTCTAAAAAAATCTTAGAGCCATTATTTTCACAATGAGTAATCATATCCTTAAACCAAGGTGTAATTCCGCCTTCATGATTCGGCTGACTTACCAGTACGTAGCTATTAGGTGGGATCTGATCATAGGTATCGATCCCTAGATTATTATACGACTTTACTAGAACTTTGTAAAATCTATAATCAGTATTGAACCAGCAAATCTGATCATATTTTTTATGTATATGAGCTATCTGGTGGGATATTGCGTCATGGATTCCGTTTGTGATAGCCCATTGTTTTTTATATTCGGCGCCAGAAAACCTATGAATCCATTTTACCCAGGATTTATGATAAAGATTTAAATCTTCTATATGACATTTATTTTTAATAGAAATATTTTGAAGCTCTTTCTGTATTTGGGTAGGGCAAAAACTGTATACCGTCATACTAACTCCTCTAATCTCTTAGATATATTAGGGGTAATTTTAGATAACCATTCACGAATCTCAAGAAGAGCGTAAGGTTTTAATTCCTCTGTTCTTTCTCTCATATATTTAAAGTCAAACATTATAACCTTTCCGTTCTTCTTAGTCATATTAGATAGTGCACCATTTAGTTTATAGATATTAATCTCTTTAAAATAGTGATAGATTTCTACAATCTGATCTTCAATATCAGGAATATCATTATGCCCGCGAATTAATAAATCAGGACCGTAATATTCTTGTATAATGTATTTCTCTTGATAATTAATATCTACTAATTTAGGAACCCAATCTTTGTCTTTAAATCTTAAAAGGGAATTAGTCTCTGCCAACCATTTTTTTTCAATATAATCTATAGATTGCTCAGATACTTTACCATTAACTGTAATACCATTTTTTATAAAATAACGTTTTATTAAAGTCTTATCATCATTTAAATATACAGAAGCAACTCTTCCTATATTCGGATCTGGGTGTCTGTAAGGCTCCCAGATCATTCAATCCCGCTGTCAATCGTTGGCCATTGAACACGTTCGATTCTATCAGAGATAATAGTCTTTGTTAACTCCGTAGAATTACCACGCTGGATATCTACTTCATTATAATAAAGTTGAGGAACGGTTCTATGACCTTTCGATTCCATAAAGCTCATTGCAATCGAATCATGCTCTACATCAATCATCGTATACTCGAAACCCCATTCGTCGAGTTTCTTTTTTAGGTTACGACAGTAAAAGCATTTATCCTTGCTATAAAGTTTAATCATAATTCCCTCCTAGAATGCAGTAATGGCCTGTACTAACGATTGCATACGCATTACGTCCATACTTACATCATGGCAAGGATCATGCTTTACGAAATGTTCGGCAAGACCATTGGGAATAAACCCTGGGTCAATATCGGCTCCGTACGAAATGCCTTCGATATAACTAATCGTATCCCGTACCAACCACCAGTCATATGGTTCTGGGTTACCAGTACATTTCATAAGAGAAGTCATAAACACAGGATCAAACGTATTGCGTCTAGTATATACCTTCTTAAGATTCGTACACTTGTTTATTACAAAGAAGTTATAAAGTTCGGCAATCGATTTATCATCTGGCCGAGGAGCTATCTTTTTCTGTGCTTCTTTGTTCTGTTCTGACCACCAGCGTACAGTGTCTTTTTCGATCTTACGACCATAGGACTTAACTTGATCCGCAACATCAAACTTAATATAATTGCACTTGTCGACCAATTCCTGATAGGTGTACGGATCTTTCTCGAACCGCATTGGGTCATAGTTTAACATTGCAAAAGAAATCACTACACCATCGACGGGGTTCTGTGACAGAGTCTCGAAGTCATATATCGTACAAATATCCAAACCTTGGAATCCTTTCATTGTTTTATAAGAACCTCCACCACTTGCTGATGCAGATGTTTAAACACTTTTGCATCATCATAAACCAGAATGAAAAATAGCAATGCGGCCAGAAAGAGTCTCATTTGATTTGTACCTCTGTCATAATCTCAGTCATACAAGCTACCAGATTCAGTTCGTGATCTGCTACAAAAGCAGCTTTATATTGATAGTCAGCTAGGATTAAAACCAGCTGTGGGATAGATACCGGGTGGACTTTATCTGCCATACGATCATACAGGCCACGGATGATCGCAGATGTATCTAGATCCATATGGTTAACCACCCAACTACGCATAGTCTTAAAGTCTTTACCCTTCAAAGCGTCAAACAGTTTATTGAACTGGTCATTTGATGCTGTTGCAGAGGTAAGGAGATTAAACTCACCATCAATACAGTTGCGTTGGGTTTCATTAATCACACGACGCCAGTCGGGGACGTAACGCATGATTACATCCACCAACTGTTTCGGATCACCTTTCACATTCTCCTTCTGGAGAATAAACTTGAGGCGAGACAGGAACAGCTCTGCAATCTTCGGCAGTTCATCCTTCGGAACGTTAAAGTCATACACAGCACAACGGGAATGCAGTGGTTCAATGATACGATTCTTAAAGTTACAGGTTAGAATAAACCGGCAATTATCTGAGAATTGTTCAATGAAACCGCGAAGAGCTGGTTGGGTAGACTGTGGGTTCAGATAGTCAGCTTCATCTAGGATGATAACCTTATATCCACCACTCAGAGAGACAGTAGATGCAAACTGACGGATCTTACCACGAAGGGTTTCGATGTTACCTTCTTCGGATCCGTTAATAACAATATAGTCTAGACCAAGCTCTTCACATAGAGCACGGGCAGCAGTTGTCTTACCGATGCCAGCAGTACCGGTGAAAAGCATATTTTGTAATTCACCGGTGTTAAGCATCTGCTGCAAAGATTTCTTCACAGCAGATGGCAAGAGCGTTTCATTCAGGGATTTAGGCCGATACTTTTCGACCCAGAGAAAGTCTTTCGACATGTGTACTCCAATTTCAATTGAATATTCATTATATGGTATTAGGAGTAAAAAGTAAACCTTTATTCCTGGTTTTGGTGTGCTTCACACATCGCAACAATCTGTACGCACTGGTCACGAAGCTGACCGATAGTGGTAAGTTCTTCCCCACGGAATCCACCGCGCTGTACAATAGTATCAATAACGGCAATGGTACTACGACCAATACGGTTAGCAAGATTAATCATTTGGTCATTTTGAGTAGGCGCTTTTGCCATAATCATTCTCCATAAGTTGAGGTTTTTTCAAGAGCAATCCAGTAGTTCACTTTCTTTTCAGTATGAGAAAACTTGGACATAAGTTTAGAAGATAGACTGACATTATAATCGCCAGGCAAGATCTTAAGGTTCTGAATGTTCAGGATAAAGTTAAAGCTTTCGCTTTCGTATTTACCTGCCAATTCAATCGTAAATGTATTCGAGGTAGCATTTTCAGGATCGAATACGGTCAGTGCGATTGCACCATTCGATGGCGTAATAGCCACAGATGTATGACCAAGAGCGGACGTGGCGCGCTTGATCTTATTCAAAGTATCTTGGTCAAGAGTAAATGTTACCTCGAAGTCGTTCATAGCCGAGGCTTTGGTAAGCATAGTGCTATTCGGAGAGGTAAGCATCTCTGTCTCGGTAAAGAAGTATTTAATCTTCGACCGACCAACAGAGTCAGAGATAACAGCAAACTTTTCCTCGAACTTAACCTGCGGTTCATCGACAAGAGATAGAACGCCTAGGAATTCGTTGAGGTCGTAGATTCCAAACTCGGATGGAAATTCCACATCCACTACAGCAGTTGTCAGGATATTACGAGCTTCAGAGATCGTAGAAACCTGATTACCTGGATGGAATACGATGTTACTATTAATGCCAGAAAAATTCTTGAGTACTTGGGTGGTGTATTCAGTAAGTTTCATAGTGTATCCTTTTCATAATATAAAGCATTGTACAATAGATCAGGCTGCTTGTACACCCCAATCCTTCATTTTCGAGAAGTTTTTATCCTTAAAGAACTCAATCTTATTCTTAAATTTGCCATCAAGGATTTCACCCTTATGACTAATGACAAATACGTTCGTATCATCATCAAGCGAATACAAGATCTTCATAAGATTCTCTACCCCGTCATGATCCAAGGAGGAGTCAAATGTCTCATCCAAGACCAGCAGATTGGTAGCAACAGAGTTCTTCATCTTAGCAATCATACGCCAAGTAAACAGAAGAGCAAGGTCAATACGCTGCTTTTCACCTTCGGAGAAACTATCGTAGGTAAACGCATCCCGGTGTCTGGACTTAATAGTTTCTTGGAAGCTCTCGTCCAGATTAAAGTGCACAAAGAAATCTAGGATCTGCAGATATTTATTCACCAGGTTATTGATAATAGGAATATACTGCTTAATTACTTTCGTCTTAATGCCTGTATCTTTCAGCATCTCTGCCATAACAGAATTGTACGAGAGTTCTTCATTCAGCTTTAAACGATCTTCCATGAAGCGATCTTTGTCAGCAACCATATCAGATAGTTCCGCGTTCGCTCGCGCGAGGTCGCCCGTGCGCGAGCCTAGCCGCACGATATCATCATTCAAAGACTGAATAGTTCCTTGCAGTCTTTTAATCGTCTGACTATTTGTATGAATAGAAGTCTGCTTCTCACGGATGATTTCTGCAGCGGTAGTAAACTTATCGATTGTGTCGGCTACGATTGCACCTTCTTCGTCTGCTTTACGAATAGCACTTTGTAGTTCTCTTGCCTTTGACTTTGCCGCATTCAGTTTGGTGTTTCGAACTTCCTCTGCAATACTTTGGGTACACGTAGGACAATGTAAGTTCTCTTCGTAGAATTTAGCATCACTTACAACATTCTTAACCTGGGTTGTGAACGTTGCTCTAAACTGCAACAGAGTTTGTTTACGATCGTGTGCACTATTCAGTGCTTCACTTACTTTCTCGTTTTCTTTTTCAATATAAGAAGATAGTTGTGTATTCTCAGCAAAAAGGTCAGAAATCTCTCCTTGTGCAGTTTCAATCTGTATTTTCTTAGAGTTAATCTCTTCCTGATTCATAGCCGTAATATCACGGATATATTTCTTTTGAGAATCAATCTGGTTCTTTTTCAGATCGAGCTGATAGCCAAGATCTTTTAACTTTTCTTTTAGGATAGAATTCTTTTCTTTAATTAGAGTATTCATCTTAGAAAAGACGTTAATATCCAGTAGGTCTTCGATCACCTCTCTCCGATGCTGCGCACTGAGCTGCATAAATGGGATAAAGGAAGAACTACCGAGAACAACAATCTGATGGAAAGACTTATGGGTTAGCTTCAAGATGTTTTGTTCAAGTACTCTCTGGTATTCCAGTGCTTTCGAATCCTGATTAATCATAGAACCATTCTTCCAAATCTCAAAGATCTGTGGCTTAAGACCACGTACGATCCTGAATTCAGATTTACCAACTGTGAATTCAATTTCTACAATACAGTTCTTATTGTTAATAGAATTGACCAACTGTGGCTTATTGATGTTTCTGTGGGGCTTACCAAACAATGCAAAAGACATGGCGTCAAGCATAGTTGATTTGCCTGCACCATTATGTCCAACGATCAGTGTCGATTTATATGCTGTTAGGTCAATCTCGGTAAAGTTATCGCCCGTTGACATAAAGTTACGCCAGCGAAGTTTTCGGAAGAAAATCATGCAATCTCCAATGCTTGCGCCTCAGCCAAAAGCCCGCGCATATTTAATTTCAATCGATCTTTATCTAGATCCGTATCAACAGCATCAACATAACTATCCAGTAGTTCAGTTGTATCTTCGACAGATACAGCTTCGTCTTCTACATTCTCGCCCATGAACTCGTTAAAGTTCTCGGCAATCTTCAAGTCATGTATCTTCTGTGATTGTATTCTATCAATAAATCGATCAAATGTAAATAGGTCAGATTTGTTTACCACTACAATCTTTACAAATTTTTGATCTAGCTTAGAGGTGTCATAGATCGAGTAATCTACCTTTGAGTCGTCATATACGATACGTTCGAAAAGAGTATGATGATTTACAATCTTAGTTAGCTCCCTGGTCTCTGTGTCGAGAACATGGAAGCCTTTCTCATCACCAGCATCTGACCAGAAGAATTCAAACTGTGTGCCGAGATAGTGGATATTATCCTTCTGGGAACCAACGTGGAAGTGTCCAGATAGAACCTTTTCAAATCGGGAGAAGATACTATGATTTAGTCCACCGTGTGATGCAACACCACGGAGAACGTCGAATCCAATCAGTTCCAAGTGTCCGGCAAGCCAGTCTGCTTTACAGGTATTAATAAATTCCATGGAACGATCGTAGTTTTCTTGGCAGATCCATGGGAGCAAAGCCAACTTAAATCCATCCAGGTCCAAGACATTTGGTTCCATATGGATAGTTACTTCACCCATGTAGTGGCCCAGTAGTTCTTTCAGTGAATTCAGTTCGTTAGTGTTTTTGTAAAACGTGTCATGGTTTCCAGGAATGACGTCCATGTGCATTCCGTACTCTCGCAGTTTTGCAAGAAAAGACTTCCGGTAACGATGAAGTGACTTAAAGTTAATAAACTTGCGATTATCAAAAACGTCACCAAGATGGATAATACGTTTGATGTTATTCTCCCGTAGATACGGGAAGAATACAGTAGAATAAAAAGTATCAGCATTATCTGCAAAAATATCAGAAGAATTCCGAATACCAGTGTGAGTATCATTTAAAATAGCCACCTTCATTGTAAAATATCCTTTGTGGGTTTCCAACCGAGTTTAGTTAGATATTCAATATCAGCAACTGTGACTTTTCGTTCATTTGGGGTTGGATCATAACGAATCTCACCTTCAAACCCAAACTTCTGAGCAAGAGATAGAACAGGGATTGCCCACCCGGTACCGATGTCCACCACAGGATCAATCTTACTATAATTTTTCATGATTGTAAATATCGCAGAGCATAAATCATTTACGTGGATGAAGTCTCTATAATGTTCGGCGTTAA